TTGATTGTATATTTAATTGATAGTCAATATTTTAAGTATTTGGGTGTTGTGTTGTTTGCGCGTTTTTTGCGTGTTTTGTATATTTTTTTACTTTATTGTTACACAACAGCGCACACGATACCATTCTAATATATCCGAAACGTTTACAGGAAAATCTGCAAAATTAGGATTTATAGAGCGGCAGATAATTTTCGTATCGTCGTCTTTGACGGGTATTACATTTTTTATAACAGCGCCGTTTACGGTATTAAGCAAATACGTTGCTCCCCATTCTATGAAAGATTTTTCGTTGACACGCTGCACGAACACCTTACTCCCGTTAGGATATTCTGGCGACATGCTATCTCCATTAACTGTAACAGCAAGTGTGACATCGCGCACAGGGCTGACAATCATTTCGCATTCGTAAGTTTCAACCTGCGATTCAAAACTGTCAGGCGTACCTCCTTGAGCTGCAATAGGCAACAACGGAACGGTATAGCTGGTATTTCTATTGAGAACCACATTGGAGTTTAACATTTCTCCCTTGCCCGTAATGAGCCATTCTATATTCAACTCTGGGTACACCTTATTAATATTACGAGCCGTTCTTCTCGATATGGCTTTGATGTTATAAAAATGCGAAGGAGAAAGACCCAATGTTTCCTCCCACTTCACCACAGATGTATTATAATATGTGGCAACTTGTTTGACTCTATTTATTATTGAACCCATAAGAATGTTTAAAATTATATAAAAACTAATAGATTATTAGTAATTATAATAGTTTTTTATTAATTTTGTGGCGTGTTAGATACCTTGTTAAGGATACGGCGCAAAGGTATTAATAATGTATTAATTTATATATAAGATTATAGTTAAAAAATGGTAACAGAAGCAAGAAAAAAGAAAGAGCAGGCTGTTTGCATGTCAGTCGAGCTTTATTTGCGGCAAGGCGTGGGAAAGATGGATGCCATCCGCCGGACTATGCACGATTTCAATTATCTAACCGAAGCCTCGGTATACAATATACTGCGGCGTAACAAAAAAAAAGAAGATGATAAATAGCATTCCAGATGTCATTCCTAAAGGGAGATATTCGCTTAAGGAAGCAGCCAAGAAATTGGAAGTTAGTGTCGCAACAATATACCGGTATGTAGACAATAATATCATACCATGTGTGATAAGACGCAACGGTCAGCGCGCTATACTTGGCTCGGAGATTACCCGTTTTTGGGGAGGGGAGTACATTTAAAAAAACACGGAGTTTATGAAAGAGGAGATACAAAAAGCAATCGACCTGTTGCTTGCCAATGGGTATGAAATAACCCCACCACAGACCATAGGTGAGATTTGCAACGGCTTTGAACAATGGTGGAATCTTTACAACAAAAAAAGAGGTAAAGACAAATGTCAAAAGCGTTGGGCACGTATGACGAAAAAAGAGCGTCAAGCTTGCATAGCAGCGACACCTGCGTATGTGCGCTCTATTACCGACAAGCAATTTCAGAAAGACCCGTTCACATATCTGAACGGACGTTGTTGGCAGGACGAAATAATAGACCCTTATGGAAATACGGAACAAAGAACGGCAGTTGAATTTGCAACAAAAGCAGCAGCAATCCTTAACGCAGATTAATGCGGTAGAGTGGATGTTCACACGCTACCCATTAATAAGCAAAAGAAAAGAGGCTATATCTTCAGCTGTGGAGGCTGTAAAAACAAACGATTTAGCTATAAGTGCGATAGATACTCAAATCGAAAAAGGTATTACTGTTAAATGGATTAAAGCTCAATTAATAGAAGTTCTTAATTTTTGTGGCGCTTTTGAAGCTGTCCGCGACACGCAGGTTGTTATTATAGCACGTCAGATACGAAGTAAATACTACTATTTAACGCCTACCGAACTCACATATTTCTTTGAGCAGTTTATAAGTGGTGCTTATGGTACATTATATGTAAACAAAACAATAAACCCACAGGTAATATTGCAAGCGATTCGTCAATGCGAAAACACGTTGATAAACAAAAGGGCAGAGATGCAGGAGGAGCAAGAAGAAGCGCGAAGAAAGGTAGAAAAAGAGCTTGCGAGCAAAGGCTTGTTAGGTGTGAACGGCTGGCTAAAATACTGTCAAAGGTGCGGCATTATAGACCAGCCAAACCCTATGCAAGGCTTTATTAAAGATATGAGAAAAAAGCAGTTTAACGTAAAATAAACAACAATGAAAATTGAATTAAAAACAATGACGCTCCATAACTTTAAAAAAGAGCGGAGCAAAACGATTACCTTTGCTCACAACACTATTATTAGTGGTGGCAACGAAACGGGCAAATCAACGGTTTATGATGCCTATCTGTGGTGTCTTTTCGGAACAACAAGCAGACCTGGCGCGACTGTTCAGACACTTGACAAGCACAACAACGTTATTCACAAGCTCGAAACTTCTGTTGTAGTTATTCTAAATTACAACGACGAGCGCGACGTGAAGATAGAACGCAGGTTGTCGGAGCACTGGAAAGGTAAAGACACTTCTGAGGAAATTTTTTTAGGTACAACGCAAGCACGCTTTGTTGACGATGTACCCTGCTCAGTATCAGCGTTTAAAGAAAAGCTTAACTCGCTGTGCGATTTTGACGATTGGTTCATGCTTTCAAATATAAACCTTTTTTGGACTTACAAGGTTGATGTTCGCCGCAAGATACTCATGTCTTTGGCAGGTGAGATAGACGAAGAAAATCTAATGGCGCAATATCCTGCCGTATACAAAGGCGTAAAGACGGAGAAGAAAAATATTGCCGAAATGCTCACACAGCAAAAAGCTACCCGTAAGAAAGCAAACGACGAGCTTCAGACCATTCCTGCCAAAGTGCAAGCTCAAGATATGCTGAAATCAGATGAGGATTTTGCTCAACTCGAAAAAGAAAAAATCGAAGTCGATAAGCAAATATCGTCAATAGATGCATCTTTACAAGGCGTAATCGTCAATGTTGACGAGCAAAAGGAGTATCAAAACAGACTCGCCGAAGAAGAAAAGAAGTATGAAAAAACACGCAAAGAGTGGACAGACAAGCACTTTGCTTGCATCAACGACGCTTTTAAAAAGGTTAACACGGCTGCTGACGAGATGCACGAAGCGATACGCATTCAAAAAAAGAACATTGATAACAATGTAGAAAACAGATGTAAGCTTGCTGAGTTGACAAAGGAGTTTAACGAACTAATGCAACGATGGAACAATGTTAACGAGAAGGAATTTAACTTTGCCCAAACAGACGTTTGTCCCGTTTGTGGTCGTCCTTATACGGAGGAAATGAAAAGCAAAGAATACGAGAACGCTGTAGCGGAGTTTAATGCCCACAAGTCGGGAGAACTTACAAGAATACAAAAAGCAGCTTCCGAAAAGAACAGCCAAATCGCTATTATTAAGGGCAATATCAGCACCTTTGAGCAGATAACAGCCATCAAAGACAATGAAAATGTCAAAACAAAAACCGACGCGCACAATGTCCTCAGTGCTGGACTTGCGAAGATAAAAGCCGAGACATGGGAACAAAGCGAAGAAAAGAAAAAAGCGGACGCTTCCTTGCAAGCAATCAAAAGCACTGAACCTACAACAGAAGTGGACGCATCAGCAAAAGAAAACAAGCAAAAGAAGCAGGAGCTAACCGTTAAGCGCGATGATTTGATAAAAAGAATTTCCGGTCGCGATATGAATGAACGCATAGAAAAAGAAAAAGAAAAGCTTGATGCTCGTTCTCGCGAACTTGCGCAGATAGTCGCTGATTGCAACGAAGTGATTCGTCAAATCAAAGAATACAAAAAGGCGAAGATAGCGATTGTCGAAAACAATGTAAACTCGTTCTTCTCTCTGATACGGTGGAAGTTTTACGAGCAAAACATAACCAACGATGACGAAAAGGAGGTTTGTACAGCTATTGACAGCAACGGCGTTGACTATAACAATACCAACGATGGCACTGTCATCAACATGGGTATCGATATTATAAATGGTATATCAAAAGCGAAGAACGTTTACGTACCTCTTTTCGTCGACCGCAAAGAGTCGGTTGAGAAAGCTCTTACATCAACTCAGCAGAGCATTTATTTGCAATGCAAATACGGAGAACCTTTTAATGTAGAATTATTATAACTTTAAACATCGAAATATGGAAAAGAATAATGAAGTAGCCACTACTCAGCAGCAGTACACCATTCAGATTTTTAGTTCAAAAGAGGACTTTGAAACTGGTCAGCGCATGGCGCAGGTATTCGCGCAATCAACCCTTGTGCCACAGATCTATCAGAAGAACGTAGGCAACTGCCTTATCGGTCTCAACATGGCGTTTCGCATGCAAGCAGACCCACTTATGGTTTTTCAAAACCTTGTTGTTGTAAGTGGCGTGCCTTCCTTTGAGGCAAAGTTTGCTATTGCTTGTTTCAATGCAACAGGTAAATACACGCCTATAGACTATCAAGAAATAGGCACAAAGGGCACTGACAGCTACGGCATGTTCGCTACGACTATCAACAAAACAACGGGTGCCTTGGTTAAAGGTCCTGAGGTTACGATACAGACAGCAAAAGATGAAGGTTGGTACGCTCGCAACCCAAAATGGAAGAACATACCGCAGCTTATGCTCCGTTATCGTTCAGCGAGCTGGCTGATTCGCACCGTAGACCCTGGCTGTATAATGGGCTTGCACACTCGAGAGGAAGTTGAAGATACCGAATACACAGAAGTGATTGCTGACAATGTTGAACAGCCTTCTGTTGAAGAACAGCTCTCGCAGGCACAAGAAAAAGAAAAGCAGGAAGCTAACACGCAGGTAGTTGGAATGAATGTAGACGACGCACCTACTTCCGCTCCTACTGCCGAGCCTAAGCTGGAAGCAAAAGAAAAGAAAACTGTGAGCAAGACGCAGCCTTTGGGCAAACAAGAAATGCCGGATATGTTTAAGCAGTAACGTTTCAAATCTTCAATCTTTGAGGAGTGGGGTAACTCCCACTCCTTTTACTAAATAAAAAATGACTATAACAACATTAGGCAGTGGAAGCTCGGGAAATGGGTATGTTTTGCAAAACGAAACAGAAGCCATTATTATAGAATGTGGAGTAAACTACAAGCACGCTGTTGGTGCTTTAAAGGGCAATGTAAGCAAAGTGAATGGATGCTTGGTGACGCACAGCCACGGCGACCACGCAGGTTTTATAAAGCAGTACGCAAAAGCTTTCAACGTGTATGCGACCAAAGGCACTCTTGAAGAGTGTGGTATCGAAGTAAATACTTTCCATTATTGCGCAATACCGCTATTTAAAGAATTTAAGGTTGGCAACTTTGTAGTCAAGGCTTTTGACACAGAACACGACACACAAGAGCCTTGTGGGTTTATTATCTATCACGAAGAAATGGGAACGATGCTGTTTATCACAGATACGCACCATATAAAATATAAATTTAATTTCCCTATCGACCACATTTTTATTGAATGTAATCATACGGACAGTCTTGTTGATAAAAGCGTCGAAAATGGTATCATCCCGTACAAAGTGGGCGTTCGCGCAAAAGCAACGCACATGAGTATGGAAAGGTGCATTAAATGCCTAAACGCTTGTAATCTAAGTAAAACAAAAGATATTGTACTTATACATATATCTGACAACAATGGTAATAGCTACATGTTTAAAAGTAAAGTAGAAATGGCAACAGGAAAGCCTGTCTACTTTGCTACAAAAGGACTTGTTTTAGACCTGTTATAATCAAAGGTGGAGTTGACTATACAGCTAACTCCACCTTTTGTCGTTATACACCCAGTACGCACCATGCTTTTTCGCCACGATAAGGCGTGTCGTCGTCATTTAGCCAGTTTACGGCTATTTCACTGAACTTTATCAACAACACCGACCACTCCTCGTTTTTCCACCATCCACGCAACAGATTATAATGGTTGGCAATAACATCATTGAGCGCAACCATAAAGTCGTACACGTTGTAGTCCTTGATTTGTGATTTGTACGTTTCGTAAAGCTCGGCACACGCTCTATCAGTTACAAACGGCGCATGCAAAACGGCGTTGCTTTTTGTGATACAATACATACGCTTAATGCGTTCATCCGCAGTTTCCTTGTCGAAATGCTTGCCCAATAGAGCCTTGTGCAGTTCTTTCTTTAATGCTTCCTTTTCACTTGGTTCCAACCGTCTGTTGAGCCAGTTAGCTAAAATAGCGATTGCGCTTCTGATTTTTTTTAAATCCTTACAAGCGCAGATTTTGTTAATTAAATCGTTCATAATGCAATAGGTTTGGTTGTTGTTTGTTTATTTATTTGACGGAATTAAATACTTTTCCGCACAGCTCTCCCATGATGTAGCAAGCCTGCTCACCGCTCATGTCAATATCATACGCTTCGCAGATGTGTGCGGTAACGTGCAGCAGTTCGTGACCGATTGTGTTCACCATTTCGCTTTCTTCTTCTGAGTGTCCGATAGTAACCACGCTCACCTTGTCCTTGACGTTGGAGTAGGTGAGTCCTCTGCTTTCGCCACCGCTTATGAAGTGACGGTAGGCTTTGCTTGTCGCTTCGCTGCCACACCCAATAGTCATAAGCTCGCTACAGAGATGCACCGCGTCGCCACTGCCATATCCGATGAAGCAACGTACGTCCCAGTCGTACTTGTCGAGCCTTATGTCACGCCTAATCATAACAAGTCCTCCCAAGGTATGCCTATACCGTTGTGGCAGCAGTCGGCATAGAAGCGGTTGAAGATGAAGCCGTCTTTCTGATCTGTGTCATCAACCACATCTTTCACATAATGCGCCATTTGCTGCTCGTCCTTTATTGACTTGCCCCAAAAGTCAGCTCTGCACATATTGGCTACATACACGTGGTCGTAGCCGACGAGATTTTCAAGCTGCAAGCCGTTCGTTTGCAACATCTCCTCGACCTTCTCTTTCGGTAGCATCTCCAAACGTTCTTCCTTGCCAGTAGCAGGACTAATCGTCCGCATTTGCTTGACAGCCCACTCACACATCTTCTTGTTGAAGTGATAGCCGTTGTATCTTAAATATGCTATCATTCCTTCGGGTTTCAAGTCGTACATATCCAAAGGCATCTTACATCTTCCCATAATATTTAGGTTTTAAAAGACTGGTAGGGAAGCGAACCTCCCCACCAGTCGGGTTAATTACTTAGTAGCGTCTGCGACCTCGATAACCACCGCGTCGTTCTCCGTAGCGACCTTCGTCGTCATCATCGTACATATCGCGCTCACGGCGTTCGTTCTCGTATCGCCAATCGTCGCGATAATCGGGCATAGGTGAACGCTCACCGTATCGACCTTCGCCACGCTGCAAGCTGTCAAGACACGCCATTGCCTTGCCGCCATAGCGCAAGCATTTCTCCACGTTCTCAACAAGCTCACCCATCTTGTTCTCTGTGATTTCTATCATGTACATAGCTCTTGCATTTTAGTTATTGCTGTTTGACTTTTTCAGTGCCTTTTGCAACATGCTTTCTATGTTTGACAAAGTACCCTCCATGCCGCAGACCTTGGTTTCGAGCTGAGATATTTTCTGCTCCTGCTCCTTGTCTTTAGCTATCTGAGGATTGAGAACACACATTATCTTCTCGCAGTTGCATACCACCTTTTCGTGATAGTCCTTGCTTGCAAGCACCTCCTGCGAGTGTCGTAACATCGCTTCCACTTCGGCAATCATCGCTTCGCGACTTTCGCTTACTACCACATCGCCTGAGTTGGCAATCTGTCCGTTTGAAGGCAGTTGCTTGAACTCTGCTTCGCCGTCGGGCAACTTTACTTTCACATCTACAACCGTTTCAATAGGCTGCGCTGAAAACTGCCCTGGTTGATAGGTAGGGAACTTCGGCTGCGGATTACTTACGCTTACCACCTGTCCTATTTTCAATGTCGGCTCTTCGCCTTTTTCAAGCACATAGAATATGCTGTTTGTTCTTAGTCCACTGAACATACAATTCGCAATTTAGTTGTTAAACAATACCCGTCATTAGCTGAAGGGTGTTAGTATCTCTCTCGAACCAGAGCTGGTATACACCGGTCCCGGCTACATCAGCAACCGTAAGAGCCGCACCTCCAAACTTGGTGACAGCCTGCGTTGCGCCGTTGGTCTCAAAGAGTATCGGCAGCGTGGTCGTTGTGCCCGTCGGTATCGCCTGTCGCAGATTTACGAATACCGTACCTCTGTAGTTGGCGTTCAAGAAGGCATGGTTTCTGAATGAGAATACCACACCGTTTGCGCCCACCGACACACCGGTAGAACCGATAGCTGCCGACCCTCTTCTGTTGACCCATGAAAAAGGATTACCCCAAATCATAGTCGTTCCTCCAGTTAGATGGTTAGCCCCAAAAGCCGTTAGCTCCGTTCAGCCCGTAAAGCCCGTATTGAGCTGCTACGCAGTTCGGAACGGCTGTAAACGGCTGGTAAGGTACTGTCGCCGTTTCGGGCATTTTGCATTTGATACCTGCAACCTCCTGCTGCAAGCCTGCCAACACCGCATTGATAGGAGCGACCGCCTGACCTACAATCTGACTTGTCATAGCCGACGACTTGAACGTTGAGTTCTCCTCGCGCAGAGCGTCAATTTTGTTCTGCATTTCGCGCATTTCGGCTTGTCTCTGACCGTTGACGATGGTTTGCGTGCTGTCCTTGATAGCGTTATGCAGGTCGCAGGTCTGTCTCTGTGTCTCGTAAGCGACATTTGAGAAGCCTCGTTCCTGACCGACAGCTACGTTGTTGATAGCGTTGGTTAATGCGCCAGTCTGCTGACACATCGCCAGCTTCACATTGCCGTCCATTGCGGTAATGGCGTTGTTTGTCTTGCAGCAACACTCCGCCAGCTGTGTAGCGATAGCGTTGTTGCCCTGCATGAGAGCGGTGATGATTTGGTTGGTGTTCATACCCATCTGACCGCCGATGTTGCATACCTGCTGCCCCAAGTTGTTGATAGCAGCCATTACAGCATCGCTTGATGTGTTAAGAGCTGTAGCCAAGCTCTGAACATCATAGCCGTTACGCTGAACAGCCTGCATGATAACAGCGGTGTTTGCGTCATTGTTAATCATAGGCACAACGCCTCCCTGTCCGTTCGGCATCATACCGCCGCCAAAACCATTGCCAAATAAGTTGCCTCTACCCATGATGATAAAAAGCAGCAGAATGGCGAACAGGTTATCGCCAAAACCATTGCCGTTCTTGCCGTTGCAAAGGGCAAACAGACTCGGGTCTATACCCTGTCTTTGCATAAGCGCTGGGAGCATGGCGAGGATGCTGTTAAGACCACCGCCACCAGTGCCCGATCCGTTCTCTCCGAATACGTAAGTTCTTGCCTCAGACATAATACAATCTTTTTTAAAAATTTTACCTTAGTTGACTAAACACTATTTCGTAACGTTACACCGCAAAGTTAGCGAGTTGTGACGGATAACGCCATAACTCGCTCAAAGATTTTGTATTATGCTGATAATCAGATATATAAAGTGATAGTCGGTACTATCACGTTGTAAAATATTCTTTCCAGTGTTTAAAGAATTGGAAAGAAATGGAAACAAAAAAAAGAGAAGCCTCTTTACTTGCTTCTCTTCTGTTTTATAAAGTGGAGAATATCCCACTTCTTCCAGTATCGTGTGTGTCCGCGCTTCTTACACTCACCGTTCGGTATTTCGCCGCGCTTTACCATTCTATTGAGCGTTGCATCGCTTACACAGAGCCTGTCCTTCACTTCCTCTGCGCTCATCATTGGGTTGAGCATATTCGGGAGTATGTCCTGGCAGAGTGTTTCTATATCATCGTCGCTCATGCCGCAGGCTGTCACTTTCTCGCCGTTGCGCTGCTGCTCGTCTGCCTTAAAGCACGAATTTGCAAGCGATTGCAACAACGTGCCGAGCATCTTGTAGCCGAAAATCTTTCTCATAGCATTTCTGTTTAACTGAACATTCTTTTGCCGAGCTTTGATTTACAGCAAAACCAGTCGGCAACTCCGTAGACATACAGCAACAATGTAAACGCCATGATTGCAAAGTGCGCCATTATCATCTCGTTGGTCGTGTACCAGTTCCAATATACAAGATGTATCGAATTTACACCGAAGAAGTAGAAGAACGGTATGCGATACTTCCAGCACAGCCAGAAGAAGCGCGACGCAAGAATAAGAACCATCGGCAGTATATAGACCATGATGTATATAAATGTGTAGCACGCCCAATTTGCTCTGTGTACGGCAAACATCTCCTTTGGATTGCGGCTAAAGTCAAACACGCCGTACATGTGCGCCGTCATTATGAGTATTGGAACCCACTTGCAGAACCAGCGGAAAAACCGCAATATTCTGCGTGAATACTGATTGCCGGACTCTGCCAGCAAAGACATAATCTCCGATATGTCCTTACCCTTCACAAGAGCAAGAAACATCCTTTTATCATCCTCGTTCATAGTGATTTTTGGTTTGACGTAAAATGTCTGTTAGTTCTATTCGATGCAAGTTAGTCATTTTTTCCCAAAGTTGTATGCACTGTTATTTATATTTATATTTATTTAAACACTGTAAAAAACGCAAGTCTTTAGCTCATAAGTAGTTCACTTAAACTCCTTGCCTATCCATCACGGACAGGCAAGGCTCCTGAAAACAAATCACCTTAAACTAAAAAACTAATAACTAACCAATCTACATATTATCTCTTTCTGTGTATCAGCCATAACAGCAGTGAGATTAAACATAGTGCCACCGCTCCGACCGCTATCTTCCCTGCGAACATCTGCGTCCGCTCCCACCATGTCGCCTTATGCTCAACTGGCACCGGCACTGGAATTGAGTCCGCTCGCAGGATAGACTTGTATATCGTGTCAGTCTTGACGCTCACCCTGTCACGCCATTTGTACACATTCTTTGTCTTATATATTGTATCTCCTATCATGTAGCTCTCGACATAGATGGAGTCATGTACGCGGAACGTATCGGCTTTGTAGTTAGTCTTATACAACGTGTCGGTCTTGTTGATTACCCGTTCAAGCACAACAGGCTTCGGAGTCGCGCAGCTTGTCATAACAAGCAGGAGCACGTGCAGCATAGAGCCGATAACAATAGTGAAGCCGTAGCGGCATATATCATCCCACTCAATGCCTGGCAGCTTATACCGCTTCCATTGATACACCTCACGCAGCACCATTACTGGCAGTGCAAGAACGCCTACGAATATAGACGTGATAAACCATCCGATAGCACCTTGTCGGTTTCGCTTGTTCTCGTCGTAGCCTTCATCTACCACATCAAGCTGCGCTGCCTTGTAAAAGATAAAGAGCGTTGTCGCTCCCAATATGATGCAGTTCAGTAGCATCAGAATTTCTCTTATATCCATATCCGTTAATTTTTATTGTTATCCATTGCTTCCTCTACTGCCTCGCCGATGTCTTCGTTCTTCCTCTTGATGAGAGCGATGATAAGGCGTTTTATAGAGAACGTGTTTTTGATTCCGTGTAGTGCGCATACGTGTCCTACAATGCTGTCTATCTCCCAGATGCACCCGAAGCCCAAGCCGATAGCTGCCGTTGTGACGTGGTTAGCCCAGCCGAGCGGTTCAAAGATAGCCAAGCCGAGCACGGAGCCGAGTATGAGGTATGTAACGTAGTCCACCGCCTTATTGCACGTTCTGCGCCCAGCTCTCGAAAAGCGGAAGTGTTCACGCTTTTTTAGACTCTCCGACACACCGAACCAAAAGTCGGCGACGATAAGAACGACAATAAGAACGAGCATCCAACGTAAATCGAACAGAGCGGTAAGCGCTTCCGTGCTCATGGTGCCAACCACGAAAGCCTTACCTGTACTTGTAGTGATATTTCCTGCCATTTTATATTGTGTTTTCCGTGTTATTCGATTGTTATCCAAATCTGCTCGCCTCTCTCGTCCGCAGCCTTCAGCATGGTGTACACCTTGCGGAACGTTGCCGTTGAGTTCAGCACCTTGCCCTTCTCCTTATTTTCACCGACAAGGATGCAGCCATCCGTGTCCTTCGCCGTGTTGCCGATGTGTATCAGCACACCTTGATAGCCAGGCGTATTGCACAGTCGCGGCAGTCTCCCCTTGCAGAACTGATACTGCGCCCGACCTCCAAAGCGAGGCGATACCGTCTTCATATCGACGAGGTATTTGCCAGTAGGTATAGCCGTTTCGCCCTTGATCTTCACTCCGCATATCTGCGCAATCGACATATTAGAAGTCAGTCCTCTGTCCTTGTCTTCGAGCGTGTCGCAGACGTATGCGCCATCTATATACATCTTGCCTATTGTGTACGTCTCCTTTTTTGCTATTCGCTTTACCTTGATTTCCATACTGTTTTAGATTTAGATAAATAATGTTGTTACGATGTTGAGTATCGCGCAGCACTCGACGATGAACAGCCAGTAGCGGCGCTTCCAGATGCAGAGCACAGCAGCGAGCACGGCAAACAGAACGGTAGGCAGGGCGTTGATGCTACACGCCCACGCCACGCTTGCTATTGCCGACGTGATAGCTCCGCACTTGTGTATCGTGCGCTGACTCTCGTCGAGGTAAGCAGGAGCTGCGCCCACAAAAATGATGCCCACGCAGGTAAGGAATGCCATGCACTCCAAGCCGCCCTTTGAAAGCATGAGCGGCAGGAACGATGCACCGAGCGTCGCCATGAGCGCAGGGAAGAGCCAGTCTCTATCTGCAAGGTAGTACACCTCCGAGAGCATGGTGGGCACTCGTCTTGCCACGCAGCAGCTGAAAACATACAGCGCAATGGCGATGAATATAATGATAGCCAATGTCATAATATTACACCTCCATCTTTAACTGCGCAGGATAGCCTGCCGTGATGTCGTACTTCTCTACCTCCTCGATGCTCGTCAACTCGCTCACCGCCTTCTTGTGTGCTGCGGTCACGTTGTAGCAGTCTTTAGCGTAAGCCTCGATATGACTTATGATATTCTGCGCTTGCTCGATGCTCAAGTTATAGCATTGCTTACCCAGCCATAGCGTAGTGTCCGTGCGACCGATACGCTGCAAACGCTCGTTGCCCTGATACACACGATCTCGAAGCTCGAAGTCCAGCCACACACGCTCCCCGTTAAGGATAAAGCCGTTGACAGCAGGGGATGTGTCGTAAGCCTCTATCTTCTTCAATACCTCACGCTTCGCTCTGGCAAGCCCCCTGTTTGTCAGAGTTGTCTTCCATGCAGCATAAGCCTCGTTGACTGCTGTCTCAGAATACTCGCCAACAGGCATTGAGCACTCGACGCACTCGTATGCACCCAACTCCTCGTTGAGCACACCGTCAAGATGCACGATACACACTCCTTCTCTCTCTTCTTTTTCCTTGTACTGGCTTTTTGACACAAACGTTTTTACAAAATTTATTTTTCTCATTGTTTCTTCTTATTTTTAATTTGTTCATAATTCTTTTATAACAACCACTCGCACACACGCCTCACACCACGCGCTCGGCGTCAACGCTTGCGCCTTCCTCACTTGAGAGAGAAAGAGATAAAGAGGGAGATGGGCAAGCGAAGAAGGGAACCGCCAGAAGCATAGTGTTCTTGTTCGAGGGGGCAGCATTAATATGGAAGTAGAAGCTATTATTCACGTTGTTCTGCGATGCAGTCCACTTGTTGCCTCTGTAATTGTTGACACTCGCGCCGAGTTCGGGGAATTTGAGGTTGATGGCGTCAATAACAAAATCAATGTTTGCCCACGCCAGTTCCCATTGTCCGAGTGTCGGGCTGTAGCCCTGCCATGTCTCGCCGGCACAGTCAACGGTCTTTGAGTAGCAGTAGTCGCAGAACGGTGTTTCGATGCTCCGCTCGTCGCCTTCGGCGATGATTGCCTTTGTTGATGCAAGACCGTTATAGGCAAACTTGTAATACTGCGAGTCGGTTTGGGCTGTACCGTTCAGTGGTATATTTTTAAACTGGGCGATTGGGTTTGACCACTGTCTGCTTGGTATCTGCGCAAAGTTTGCAAGCAGGTCTATGCTGATATAGATGTCGCCGCCGTAACGCTGTGTGTCGAGGGTCTTTATACACACGAAAACAAGATGGGTCTTGTCTTTTCTGCTCGCTTCCCATGCGTCCCACGTCCATTTTTTGCCCTCATCGTCTACAAGCCACACACCGCTCTCGTAATAGTGGTAGGCATAGTTGAAACGATAAGAGTCGGCTATAGCTGTACGCTTTCTACTATAGTTGTCATACTGCTCATACATGCCGTCCACCTTGTCTACGACAACGGTATAAGATGTGCCTATCTTCACGTCAAAACTCGCCATGCCCTGCGCGTCCGTGATATAGTCAGTCTTCTTGCCGTCTATCGTTACATGCACTGGCGCTCCCTCCCAGGGCTGCAAAACGTCATCTTCGTTGGCTTTCTGCATCCTCACCGTGACATGCTCAAACTTTATCGTCTCTTCAACATACACAGCGTCAATGATGCGATTGCCCACGGCAGCGACATGCTGCACGGGGTTCAGTATCGCGCATCCATTGATATAAGGGAATACAACCTTGTAGGTAGAACCTTTCGTTACCGTAAACACGGCTTGCCCGTTGCCGTCGGTCGTATATTGCTGCGGATCTGCTCCGTTGTTGATATAGACGTTCAGAATGATGCCTTCCACGCTGACAGACGCTAAGGTTGTGGTCACGTTTACCGTCACATGCTCGTCCGCGTCGGTCAGGTTCACGCTTTTCGCCGTTCCCTGCCGGTTAGTGACGGTCAGCACGTTGCCGTTAAGCTCGGCGTTCACTCTCTCCGCTTCTGCCGCTTTAATGTCCGCGTTGTTGCCTGCTTCTGTTGCCATAGCTGCTGCGTCAGTGGCGGCTTTTGCGGCAGAAGACGCGTTGGATATTGCTTCGGACACACGTTTCTCGCGCTCGGCATCAGCTTTTTCTCGCTCCGCCTCTGCGTTCTGACGAGTTGCCTCCGCAGTTTCTCTCGCTGCTTCTTGGCGTACACGCTCGGTTTCAGCCTCCTGGCGCATGTTTTCGTTCTGCTTGCGTGCAGCTTCTGCTTCAGCACGCTGTATTTCGGCTTCCGCACGCTTGTCTTCCTCTGCATTTGCCTTGTCGGTAGCCGTGTTTGCCGCACTTGCCGCAGTGTTCGCCTTGCTGACAGCGGCATCAACGTTTGCTGAAAGCTCCGTAAAAGCAGTTGCTCTCTGCTTTTCAACTGCTACACGGGCGGTTTCGTTTGCGGTGCGTGTCTTTTCAGCTTCTGCACGCTCGGTCTCGGCATTGGCACGCTGCACCTCTGCTGTCTTTCGAGCGTCCTCGTTGCTCATGCGCTCTGTCTCCGCTGCATGGCGAGCCTTCTCACTCTCGCTGCGCTTATTTTCTGCTGACACACGTGATACTTCTGCTGACGCACGCTGCTGTTCCGCCTCCATGCGCTCACTCTCGTTAGCCTTGAGCGTCGCGTCCGTCTGCTTTGCCGTTTCAACAGCCGTGTTCGCGTCGGTTATGAGCTGCGTCAGTTCTGCCGTAGGAGGCAGGATAACAAGCGCCGTGTTCATCTCCACGCTGTCCTCGCCCTCGATAAGTTCGCCGTTGAACGCTGTGTCGCCCGAAGCGTTGTTGTCTACGATGGCAAACTGCTCGTACTCCTTGCTGCGCCAGTCGTTGCCGAAAATCTTACCTCGAATTTCGAGGGCGTATGTGCCCACTGATACAGCGTCGCCCTCTACACGCGCATTGATGATATTGTCCTCCGCTGTGTCGATGCTGTAGGCGAGGTTCACACGCCGATACTGGTTCACGATATTCACAACGATGTCCGTGCAGGCAGGTAGCGGAAAAGCCACCTGCTCGCCATTGACTATCTTCTTAACTGGTATGCGCAACGTAAAATCGTTACCCCTTACAATTTTCTTCATATCTTATTCTTTTGGTTGTTCTTCTTCTGTTGTTGTCGGGCCGTCGGCAGTAGGTTCTCCTCCTTCGTCCGCAACCGCTTCTTCTCCTTCGTCGCTGTGCGCTGTTGGAGCTGTAAATGGTACGTTGTAGCCGTTCCACACAATCGCATACGTATTAGCGTTTGAGACATACACCAATTCGCAGGTGAGAACTGCCATCCATCCGCTTTCAAGCCAGTAGGGGCGAGCTGTGTTGCTACCTCCAACGAGCGACGTATAGCCAACGATATTGATTGTTGTCGCCGGACTTGTGTTGTTTCTTATAACGAACACCTGCCCGAGGTACGTCGCCGCTTCTTCGCTTGTCACACCAAGGCTGGCATTGCTTGCGTTTGGATTGTGAAATGGCAGAATTATTGTCGGGTAGTTACCTCCTGTCTTTTTGCCGATGTCGCCCGAAAGCTCAACAAAGCTACCCGTCTTTACAAAGTTTAGTCGGATATATCCATTGATCGAGTTTTCCTCTGTGTAGCCATTCAGTTTGTCGGGAGTGATGATAGTCTTCTTCTTACGTATCAGTCCAGAGAAGAGACCTGCGCCCACCTCCAGCAAGCCGTCTTCGTTCACGCTCGCCGTCACCTCGCCGCTGTTGTTCTTGACCACGAACTTGTTAGCCGTCGCCGTGATAGTATCGTCTTCGAGGTCGATACCGGCTCTTTTCAGTCCCGACTCCAGTTTGCCAGCTTCCGTCTTGTCATAAGGCGAAAGGCTCCAGCCTCCGTATTCCGTGCCCTCCATTATCATCGGACGGCACACGTCGATAGCACCATTTCTTCGCACGGCAAGCTCAAGCAACAGCTTCGTGCAGCCATCGGGCACAGTAAACGTCGTAGTAATGAGCTTCCAGCCGCCTATACTTGTAGTGAGATTGGCCGACTTGACAACAGCACCTTCTGTACCGCCGTCAAAGCGCTTGATGGAGTAGTAAGCACCATTATCCATGAGGCTGACAATCTTCGCCCATACACTGAATACGTACGTCTTGCCAGCCGACACACGCACATCCTTAAAGTACAGACCTGTGTATGTGTTCACCGTAGCGCCCGATGCACTGAACGTTGCGTAGTTTGAGCCGCCGACGCCGCCACCGCTTGTTATCTCTACCTTTTGCGAGTGAGCCGCCGCTATCTTTGTGATTTCATCCCACGGACGCAGCGCAGAGCCTACGATGCTATTCTTTAGGTTCGTGGTCGTTTCAACCTGTAGAGAGATTTTGTCCGTTGTCTGCTCTATCTTCGATACCTTATTCTCAGTATTCGTCTGCTTCTGTGCAAGCGAAGTGATACTCTCGGCGTTCTGCGTTAGAGTAGTGTTTATCTTGCCTATCTGCCCATCTACCTCCTGCTTGTTCGCATCTACCGTAGAAGTCAGTCCGTCTACGTTAAGCACAAGCTCCGCAAGCGTCGTTTCCTTTGTTGTGTCGCCATCCTTCACTTTGAGTTTGAACATTGACGCAAGCGCATAAATCTCATCGCGTGACACCACGAATATCTCCTTGCCGTCGAGCGTATAGTCGTTCACGCCCTTGTACAGCTTGATTGACGGAGAATCAGAGCCGTAAGCAGAGAGATACAGCACTGACTGGCGGGCCACATCGGTTGTATTGCCCATCTGAACAAGCTCGTCGCCCACTTCGGGCTGCGAGTCGCCGTAGTTACCTCCCGACAAGGCGAGGATGTCGATGTAGTCCGTGCCGACCGCCGTCACTCTGCGCCAGTAGTATTTGTTTTTTGCGTTCGCCGTCGTGCCCTCCTTGATGTTGAATGTCTGACAGCGCACGAGGTCGTTGACGACAAACGGGTTCGTTATCTCCTCGTCGCCTCGCTTAGTCAGGAAAGAACAGCGGTAAACGTCATATCGCAATGGCGCAGTGCCATATTCGGGCAGCAGCGTGCCCTTTTTCAAGAAGTCAACCTTGCTAATCTTCATCGACGCAGGCGACAGGACTATCTCGCCGCCCACACTTTGCAGCTCTCTAATTACGAGCTTCACGAACTCCGCAGCCTTGCGCACAAGGAGGTGGTCTACCTCCAAGTAGCTGTCTTCGCTGTCAGAATAATTGCCGAGCTTGAAGCCCGAACCGAGCGCACCCGAACGGAACGCCGCCGACACAACCTCTTTGAGGGTGGCGATGCCGTCAGAGGAGATGCCTAAACCGTCACTTCCTAAAAGCAATGATTTCAATGTAGCTACACCTTCTTCTGTAATTGCGTGCTTTGTATCTTCACTGCCAAATGTTGCGCCTTTTGCAAAACGTATTATCTCTTGCGCGACATCTGCAAATTCTTTTGAAAGAAAGTGTTTAATACCGTATTTTGATACAAGCGATTCGAACTGCGCGACGCTATAACCGCCACCACTGCCACTGCCGCCGCCGTTAGCGATTATTGATTGTACGTCTTCTTTTAATTGCGAAACAGCGCCTTTTATGACCTTGTTTCCAACCGTTATCTCTTGGATATAATCAAAATCCAAGTTTGTCGAAAGTCTTAAAACACGAGTGTCAAGTCGCTGCCCTTTGCTTAAAAACGAAACCTTCTGCCCAATTTGCAATCTTGGTCTTTGGTCTTTAAATACATGTGGATAAGACTTGACTGTGTAATTATTCGTGTCAGACAAAGCGAGTATTATATCTTTCTTCGCCGCTTCCAAAAGTTTCTCCTGCGCCGACACTTTGTAAGCGTCAGCCATAGCAATGTTGTACAGGATAACCTTATTGCACTCGAATGTTGGCAGAGCCTTACCTTTGGGTATTATCAACTGCTCTTCATTCGTTGGGATTATAATATTATTGTCCTCTTGATATATTATTTCATAGTCGCCTTCTTTGATGTTGAAATTGCCAGTTGAGCAATCGTCAGATTCATGCGAAGTTCTTGATTTTGTGTGATAGGTTAGCTCAAAGCCAACGTTATCACCATTCGTTCCTCTACCAACAAGAGGTGTTGACAATGCGCCTTCTTCAAAATTGGGCTCAAACGAGCAGGACAAGGTTTTTCCGTTAATCTTCAAGTCGTCCGTGATTACAAAATCATACCAATAATATGTGACGCCGTCTTTAACCGTGCTGTTAATTGCTTGCTTGCCCGCCTCTTTGCTTTTTGTGCAGTAAGCGAGGCGCATAAACCAAACCGTGAACGTCTTGTATTCAAGCACGTTGCCTTGTTCGTCAGTTCGTAAGACTATCGGTTTGTTCGTTTGTGGGTCAAGAACGTATTTCTTGCGTCCTCGAACATCGTAAACGTAGGTGTCAAGAGATGGGTAAATATCAGGAAAATTCAGCACCTTTGTAAATTTAGGCAATGTTTTGTCCGTACGCAAATCCATAACAGAAAACTCGTCTACGCTGAATTGTACTGGGCTGCCATCAATAACCATCAAACCATCACCTTTAGCGAGTTGCAATCTTATGTCGCCCGACGAAACGTTTTCGTTTTTATCATTTACCTGCGTAATATTCCGCGTACCGCCAAAGACCGCGAAGGCGTTGTAATATTCATCGCTGCTTTCTGTAACGGAAGGAACGCCCACGTTTTCACCGACGCTTAATTTGAATTTTTCTGCACTGTCAATAGACACCTTGCCAAGGTAAACAATCTCGTCGTCGTAGTCAATATGCCATTCACACTCATCGCCAGCGGCGTTTGATATTGCTGTTAAAGCAGACAACACATCGTTGTCGCTAAAGCTTACGCTTATAGAATTATTCATCGCGCCTGACAAGATAGCCTTCCATCCGCATTTGCCGAATTTGATATTGCTGTTAAGGAAAGCACACACGTTTTCCATCATGCCTTGAGGCGTACCTACAAAGCTCCAAATCGTTTGATTTATATCCTCGTTTTGTGAGTTTTTGGTTTTGATGTAAAATGGTATTTTCCCGAGCTGCATCTTTGGGTGGTGGAACTCTACGGCGTACTTCCACGACATTTCATCTACTTGTGTAGGCGTGTAGGGTTCGAGGAGCATGAACTTCTGTGTTACGCTTCTCGTTCTGTCAATATAATACGTGTGCTCTATATACGCGCCCATTGGCAATACAACCTTGACGGTCGCATTGAACGAAAGAGAAATGTAGTCAGACTTAGACAGTTCTTCTTCTCTTTTTGCTTCTTTTGTTACAAAGGCTTGCATCGAAATGCTGCCATCGGGGTTGTATATATTAATCATATTTTTAGTCGGTCTTTCGGGTTAGGCTCTACGAGCTTCAATGTAAAATTACCTTTTTTTAGTCCGTAATCTCCAAATTTTGTGCACTGCGTATAAACAAATTTGAAAACACGTTTCAAAATAGGGACTTTCATACAAATCTCTCCGCTGTAGGCTATCTTATCAAAGAGTTTTTCCAGCTTATCAAGATAATCATCCTCTGTCTCACCTTCTAAAAACATAGGCAAATCTATCTCTCTTTGATTTACCTTGGTGCAGTCCGCTGTCGCAACCATCGAGATACCGTGCTCAAGCCGACTGTCATTGCTTACGTAGCTTTTTACAGGTGCTGGCGTAAGCAGAGCTTCGCGCCACCCTCGTATGAGGGTAACGCCAAACTCATTAAGGTCGACATATTTTGTGTCGTCTTCGCCCAAAAGCTTTATAAATGCTTGATTTTTCATATTAAATTCTCTCCTTCATTAACTTGTACATGTTTGCGATGTTTTCGTTTATACCAGTAATAGGCTCAGTGTTTTTTGCAATCTGTTGCAACTGATTCAAGCCCTGATATTGCATATCTCGTATTTCGGATATGTTGTCAGACATCTGCATTTGATAACTACAAATCACTTCGACATTAGAGTGTATGTTTTCGCGTGTAGCATTACCTTGTTCTACGGCGCTTTGCACAGCGTAGCCAATGCCAATCAGTGTGCTTGCTTGGTCGGCTGTTATAGCCTCGATAGCCTTGCCGGTCGCCGACTGGGAAGATTGCTCTCCATAGCCAGTAAACTGAGCCAGCTCGTCGCGCATTTTCATGCCTTGCTCGAGAAGTTTCTGCTGTCTTTGTGCAAATTCTTCGGCTCTTGACTTGTACGTTTCATTTTTCATAGCTTCTGCCATGTCGTCATACAGCTTTTTTAAACTGTCGCCGTTTGGGTTGTTTTCACTGCCGTTGATTAGCTCATCAACGCTAAGATTAAGCAATGCCTGTTGCATTATCTTCGAGAAGTCGGAAGCAAAGTCCTCTGCGTTCTTATCCATATCCATCAACGCGCTTATAAAGCTATCCTTCATGCTGTCAAAAGAAATGCCGTTAAGCTTTTCCTTTATCTCGTCAGCCATATCTTGTGCAACATTGCCGAAGTCGTTGACATATTGATTCAGCATGTCGCTCAGTTTGTCTGAACGACCGCCTTTGCCACCTTCTTTGTTGTACTCGTTAAGAATCTTCGCCCAGAGTTCCGCTCCGTTGTCACTGTCGATAATTCTTTGCATCTCCTCTGCGCTCAAAGAAAGAAAGTCGCCGCTCGTCTTAACTTTTTTGCCCAGAATAGCAGAAACCTGCTTCATCGCGTCTTTCCACCCTTTGTTGTCCTCAACGGATGCAGCAAGGTTGGAACGCCATGCGCCGTGCTTCCACGTTTCGTAAATCATCTGCTTAGAGGTGTTCTGTTCAAGCTCCTTTGTCTGCTTTTCCTTTTTGTTTTGCGCATTTAAGATTTCGGAGAGGGAGTTGGATTTTTCAATCTTATCACTCAAATTATCAATTGACATCTTTAAAGCTTCGTTGCTTGTGTTCAGCTTATCAATCTTGCCCTCCATTTTAGCACTGTTGTCACCAAAGATGTTGCTTATTGTGCCAAAGGAGAGCGTATCGAAAATGCTTGTTACTCCATCAAACACGCTTTTCAGTATGCCTGTAACCGTCTTTGGAGATAGAGCTGTTTTTATCAAGCCATTTACAGCTCCTAATATCGTGTCTATAAGACTTGATACTAAGTTTTCCACGCCATCTTTAAGTATATCTAAAATGCCAAGAGCAGCAGATACTATTTCGCCAGCCATGCCGCTTTCGCCAAGCACCTTTGTAAGTGTTTGAGACACTTTGCTGTTGCTGCCAAAAAGCTCTGTCGTCATTTTAACCAAGCTGCTTGCAGCCTTGTCCGTAGCTTTACCGCCGAACAGTTTATCAAGCCCCATGAGTGCATCGCCAATTCCTTTTAATGTTCCACTTGTAAGACCAGACAAACAGCTTTCAAGCTGCTGAAATTGATTAATAGCTCGCTGCGAAGACGTTTGTAAGTCGGTCGTTGCCTTAACGACAGCATCTTTGTTTTCTTTCGTGGCGTCAGCTGCTTCTGACATTTGATTCTTTAACTTGTCGACAGTTGCCGATGCGTCAAGAATATCTTTTTCGTTGCCGCTTTTTTGGGCGTTTTTTAAACGTTCCTCGGCTTCCGTGAGTTCTTCTGCTACCTTTTGCTCCTTTTTTTGAGCTTCAGCGTAGCTACGCATAGCTTCTTGGTATGTCTTTAAGTTGTCTGATATAGTTACGAAAATATCGCTATCCCACAGCGTGCCAGTTTTTTGCAGCTTACTTACAAGCTCCCATATCGTTTTCTTTTCGTCGACATTTTCTGTTTTGCTGGCGAGCTGCTTGAGCGATTTGATTGTGGGCTCCAGCTGGTCTTTAAACATCGTTCCGAAGTCACCGAAAACGCTTCCCCAGTCGATGTTTTGCTTTACCGCTTCCAACTCAACGTTTGCAAGACTTGATTTTTTCTGCTCTTCGAGAAGTTTTCGTTGATTTGGCGATGTTGCTTTAGCTATCTTTTCGTCGTATTCCTTTGCAATAGCATACTTCTGTTCCTGAATAGAACCAAACTCTTTAAGATAGTCGTAGTAATACTGCAACTGTTCTCTTAAGTACTTTCGTTCGCTTTCGGCGTTTTCAGCAAGGAGCGTGTCCTTTTTAGTCTGTATATACTTCTGCTGCTCGCTTGTAAGACCAACTTTCTTGTCGAGCCCTAATGCGTAAAAACCCTCTTTTTTCTTGTTCGCTGGATCTTTCTCATAGTTAGCCTTCGCCGTGTCGATGTTTTTCTGCTTAAGTTGCTCTGCTTCTTCGTCAAGCTGATGCATCTTTTTTTCAAAATCAAGCGCTCTTTGACGGCGCTCCTTTTCGGCAACATCCTTTTCTTTTGCTATACCATTTTCTTCTTCCGCAACATACAAATCCCATCTCTCCTTGCGCTTGCGTGCTTCTTCTTTAGCTTGAAGCTCTGCTTGCTGGTCGCGATATTTGCGTGCTTCTTCGCCTTTGTCGTCGCCAAAACCGCCGCCTAAATCAGTATTTGTATTGTTGGGTTTTTGATTTAACGCGAGAGTGTTTTTTTTGTTCTCTTTGTAAAAATAGTTATAGATGCGATTTTTTTTAAATTGGGAGTAATTTTGCGAGTTGTCTTCTATAGCTTTTTTAACAGCATTCATACCTGCGTTAAACATACCTTCGGCACTAATACCTTGGTAGCCTTTTTTTGAGTTTGGCTTATATTTGTTGCGAGCCGTTGCAACGGCTTTGTTATAGATTTTTTGTAGCGCGTCTCTTTGTTTTTTGTACAAATCAACATCCGCCCCTTCTGCGATTGTGTTTCCTGCGAGGTTGACATTAAAGCCACCTGTACCAACAACACCGATTGATGCCTTAGACCGACCTTTTTCATTATCCATGACTTTTAGATAATGTAGCACATCAGCAGTCTCCTGTGCTCCACCCGTGATTATTCTAAAAAATTTCAGAATATTTGTGAGTACGGGCGTAAGATTGGCATTCAAGCCTGTTAAAAAGCCGTTCCATTCATTTTTTAAAGCCGCCAAATTAACGGAGGCGCGAGAGCTTAAGTCGCTAAGGAGTTCGTTTTTCGCATGAGCATCTTCCAGTTTTTTCCCGTATTGTTCAATCGCATCCGCATTTTTAATAAAATACATAGCCACGGATCTGTTGCGAGCCATGAATTTAGACGCAACATTCTCACCTCTCTCATAAGCATCTTTAAGGTTTTTCAGAGCTGTAACCATGCCAACTACTGACGGGTTGTACTTGTCTTGCAGTTTCGACATGCTCATAAGTAGCATTGAAAATTTGGATGCTGCTTTGTTTGCGTCGCCGAACTGTCCGCTTGAATAGCCAATCAGTGTAGCCATTTCTTTAAAGCCTATGCCATACAGTGACGCTGTTGAACCAGCGGAAGCGATAGCGTCGGACATTTCCCCAAATGAACTTACCGAATGTTTTGCCGCAGACGCTATGATATTGCTCATTTCCGAAGCCTCCTGTGCCGTCATGTGGTATTCGGAAGCCATTTTAGAAATGGCTTTCGCACCTTCTTCGGAGGTTTTCCCAGTTAATGCTCCGTATTCATTCGCACTCTTTATCATTTGAGTAAGAGCACCAGGCGCATCTTTAAGCCCATCCCATACCTTTACAAACTGCAGAGCAGCGTTCGCCATGTCTGCGCACGATTTCGTTGTTGTCGCCGTCAATGCTAAGATATTCTGACGGACATCTTTTATTTTGTCGGTATCCATGTAATGGTCTAAGGGCTGTAAGGCTACACGAAACGCTTCTGCCGCTTTAGACGATTCAAATAAGCCTTTTCCTACAGCTGCAATGCCAGCGCCCCAAACTCCAATCTTTCCAACGAATTTAAACAAACCCGAGAAATCGCCCTTCATCAAGCCGCTGAATGAGCTTTTAAGCCCCCCAAAAATACCTTTGACTTTTGACGAAGATTTTTCTGCTTCTTTGCCAATGCTTTGAGTTTCTTTTGCAGTTTTCTTCGCATTCTCGGCAGCATCTTTAAATGAACCAGTTAAGTTATCTCCGTTTTGTATGCGTTTAGCAGCTTCAAGTTGTGCGTTGTATTCCTTCAAGTTTTCATTTAAACGATTCTGCTCTTGTCCCCAGTCGTTTACTTGTTTTTGGAGTTGCGACACCTTTTGCTGCGCTTCGCTGATGCGACGATTATAATAAATTGCGCCTCCGTTTGCACTTTCTTCGGGAGTAAGATTAGCAAGCGCTTGTTTATACTCCTCGATTCGCGCTTTTTGTTTTTCGATTTTAGCTGTTGTTTCTTCAATATTTTTACTAAAATCGGTGGAATTAAGGGTGTCTTGTATCTCTTTTATCGCATTCTCATACAATTTTATGTCAGAACGAAGTTCTTTAGCGCTTTCGCTTTGCATTCTCTCTATGTCGGCTCGTCCTGCCGCCACGGACATATATTCACGCAAAGACTCTGTTAACTGTTGCGTTGCTTGTGCATTTTCTCCTTTCGCTGCCGTATTTGCAATAGCCGCAGCCGTAGATGCGGTGTTAGCTCCAGCTTCCGCTGTCACTGCCGCTGCTGCCGTAGATGCGCTTGCGACCACAGCAGCATTTGCTACCGACTGAGCACTGTTCGCCCCTGTGGTTGCCGTAGACAATGCGCCTAATGCTTGGTAGGCTCCACTTACTTCTGATATGGAGTTTTTAACAGTATTGTATGAATTTGATAGCTCAACAACATCTTCTTTTGCAAGTTGTAGAGATTGTTTTTGTGCATCAAGCTGCTTTGTTAGCGCATCAAAAGCGCCCGTTCCTTTTTCTGTTTCAGCTAATTTTTCATTAAGCTTCGATATTGTCCCTTCAATAGTCTCTACGCGCTTGTTTGCGTTGTCTATCATGTCGGGCACATTCTGTATACCTTTAGACGCTTCATCCATAGCAGATTTCAGAGTCTGCATAGCTTGCTGCGTTTTGGTTGCCAAATCGTCGTCAGATTTGGCAATGTCATTTAGGGCTTTTGTCATTCTTGACGATAAGGCGTCAGTGTCGACTCCAACACGGGTTAAGCTATCGCAAAGCTTGTCGAGCGAAGACTGAATATCAGAAATATCCATCTGCCCACTAATACCAAGTATCTCTTCTGCCATAATGTATATTGTGTTATCACATCATATCCATAAAGAAGTCTGATGCGTGTATTGATTTATTTATTGATTTGCAAGTGCTTATTTCTTCCTTTCTCTTTTTGTCGCCACCTTCATCTCCTTTTTTGTCTGGGTTATCCCATGAAGGTATTGAGCGGTTGAGAAGAATAACATTAATGTATGAGCGATTAAATACGACCTCCTCGTAACTCATACGAAAATACTTCATTACTCCTCCGATGATTGCCCAAGGCGAGTCGTTGTCGGCTCGGTCATTGCTATTGTTTGGGAGAGGAAAGTGATAGAGGTCAAGAAAAAATTTACGTTAAAAGAGTGACTTATAAACTGGATAAGGTCATTGAAAGCATTGACATTAAGGCGCTTGGTTATATACCGCCTCCAAAGGCAACGCTTCCATGTCTTTCTAAACGCACAAATAACAAATATTTCACACATAAGGCGAGCATCGTTGCCGTGTGCGATAGTTTCTTGCAACACATTTATTTTGTCGCCGGGCTTCCAGCTTGGCTTTTTAATGTCGTTTGCAACGGCAGCCATTTCATAAATCTGCATAAATGTCAAAGGTTTAACCTCGAAACTAAACCTGCCGACCTTTATCTTTGTTGACTTTTCCATGAGCGTTTCCGCTACATGTTTTTTCTCTGATGTTTTCATATAGTTGTATGCTTAAAATAAAGGCGGCGCGGCTTAGAATTTCTCCTTGCCTCGCCGCTAATTAACGATTTGAAATTATATAACCTATGCGAATACCTAAAGCTCTTTATCGATCTCTGTCTTAACATCATCGAGGTATGCCCATCGATGACCAGAAACCTTCTCGCCACTTGCATCCATTACTGCCATCTGACGGAACTCAATGTTAAGATTTGGAAGACCTGTCTTACCAATAGAGCCACTACGGGTGACAGTAAGCTTCATTTTTGCCCATTGGAACACCTTTGCAGGGATGTCGTCGAGTACCTTTGTCTTAATCTGCACAGCCTTGAACACCTGTGTTTCCGTTGGTTGCTCGTTGTTCCACTTTTGGTCAGTTGAAGTAAAACCAAGGATCTCTTTATACGTTTCAGGCGACATATCGTATGTCTGAGCCGTGAAGCCTTTGGTTGCTGCTGAAGAAGTCAATACTGCATACGGGTCTTCTGAGTCCTCAATTTCAACGTCTGTTGTAGATGCCGCGCTGTCATTAAAGCTCAAAGAACCCTGTACAATAGCCTTAAATTTAAACGGAAAACTGGTAGGATAAGCACCATTTTCCGCAGGAGTGGCGATTGCAAACTCGTCAATGCCATACACACCGTCTTTGCCTGTCTTTGCCATATTTTAGTTCTTTAAATTGTTATACGTTACTTTAAATTTCAGATTGATATAGTATGTATTATCGTCGTCCTCTGTAGGAAGAGAATCAGAATAACTGTCAAAATATGCACCGCCAAGGTATGTGCTGTTTCCAAACAAGGCAAGAATTGCTTTTGCTTGCGTTGTGAGTTTTTTTGTATTCGGCTCGTCAGAGGCTGTTCTTCGCACATGCACGTTTACGTTAATCATGCCGTTTTCTATCTCACTTTCGTGAACAAACGGCAAATGATTAATAACAATATAGCTGTCCGAATCAAGCTTTTTAGGTCGTTTGTATTTAAAAACGTTCCCTTTTTTCACTCCTATCTTCGACAGATTATTGCAAATGTATTCGTACATCGCGCTTACAGCGTCGTCACCTATTATCATACCTCGCGTTTTTATAGCCACAATTTCAAATAGCGTCGTTTAAGAGTAACAAACCCTTTAACTTCCATTTCCTTCTCGATTGTGCCGTCTTTTTTTGTTATTTTTACATTGTCGCCTTCTGTTGGCAGCATCTTGTATTTCTGCTTTGACAGCGGTGCTATCACCTCGTAGGCATATTGATATTTACTGCCGTCGTTCAACGTAATAAGGCTTGCTTTTGTATTCGGGAAGATTAAGCATTTGCCAAAATCAAGAAAGCGTGTTGCCGTTGCTTCAATCGGATTGCCCTGCGCGTCGTATCCGCTGCCGACATTTTCATTTTTAACATCAAAGTCCGGCTCTCCACTATCTTTCATATCGTAGAACACGCCGCCTATTTGAACATACCCAACGTTGTATATTTTGAGCTGTACTTGCAGTTTATCCTCGAAGTTCATACATCCACCCTCCTTACCAAACCTTTACGCTTTGCAACCAATAGCCATCAGAGTCTGTATTAAGAACAAGGTCAGCACTCAATCCTGCATCCTTGGCAATAGATTTTATCATATCGTCAATCAGCTCGTCATCGTTCTTGTAGCTTTGCGATACGCCGCCCACATTCTCGCTTGAAAGTGTACGCATTTTGTAAAGTATGCGCATTGCAGCATACGCTACTGGCTTCTTTACAGCCACACTGTATGCGTCATCGACGCTTTCCGAGGCACCGAATTTATCGGCAGCGTCGATAAACATTTTCTCTAACGCCTCGTCCGACGTTGAGAAAGGCTGAATTTCGCTTGCGATGGCTTCCGAGATTGTCATGCTACCTTGTCTTAATACTACAACTATAACTACTACTACATCTTTTAAATTTTACCCCAAGGCTACGATTATACCGTAGTCTTGAGGATATAGAGGTCGTTGAGACCGTTGAACACAGGCTGCGCCCACATATCATAGTTGATATGATAGCCAGTCTTGTCACGCCAGTAACCAACGAGGTTGTCGTCGTGCGTAGAGTAAGAAACGTTTGGAATCGGGTCTGCCAGCTCCAATGCGTCCGAAATCTTCATAATAGCCACACTTTCAGCGCACTGAGCAACCACGCGGTCATCCGCAATAAGGTTGTGTGTCGTGCCGTCGGCGAGGGTCACAAACTGGTCTTCGTCAACCTGAATTGTCGGGAGCAAGATAGAACGCAGATAAGTGTTCACCTGCTCAGTTGTGAGCATCGGAACCGCTGGATTGAGTTGTACCGTGCCAAGGTTGAGCTTAAAGGTGTCTTTTATCTCCTTAGCCTTGCACATCTTGTAGAATGTGTTTTCAGACATGCGGAGCTTGAGAATCTTGCGACCGTGCGCCTTTGCCTCGTCCTTAAGCTTCTTGATGTCCGCGAACGGAGTTGCAGTTTCCTCGCCCCATGATGCTGTAACGGCGAGCTGCTTAATGCCGAGGTCAAAGGTGTAAGACACGTTTGCCTTGGCGTTGTTTGTGCGAGAGACGGTCTGTGTGCCCAGGTAAAGACCTTCGAAATAAAGCATATCAAGACGCTTGTGCGGAGCAATGACCGCACGCTCGAACGGACGGAAAGAAAACTCCATAAGTTTGTCGTACTGCGCATTAAGCTGCGCCTGCGTATAGTTGCGGCCCTGAACATCACGATAGCGGCCCTCGAGCTGATGCATCTGGTCGAGGTAGTCGTTGTCGAGTTCCCACTCGTCACCATAGCGACCAACAGAACCTGTGAGCTGACCGAAATCGGGCATGTGGTGAACAGGTCTTTCAGCGTTCTTGGCGATAACAGAACCAACCATTGCTGCTGTGTATTCAGCGAGGTTCGCTTGATAAACCTTGGCTGCGCAATAGTCCACCTGCTTAATCTCGTTTTTCCACAAAGCCTTGTATGTTGAGGTCTTCATGTTTCCGTCAATATAGGTCTGAAAAGACTTAGGGTCTAATAGCTGCTTCAATATACTATTCATACCTTTTCTATATTTTTAAAGTTATCCTGTGTTAATACTTACTGAATCTTGAACAAAGCGATGCCGTTAGCGTTCAAGCCTTCCTTGATGTCGCTGTTAATCGGGTAGGGCAGAGAGTCTTCCTCGACCTCCATCACACGCAGAGTCGGCTCTACGACCTGCGCAGCATCGGGGTCAAGCTCCTTTGTCGCGTATGCGAAGCCGAGAAGAATATCCTTGCTCTTGTCGTAGTCAGTAACAACAGCGCCCTCTGCGAGCTCTGCATCAAGTCCAGCTGTAAGAGTTACCGTGTCGCCACTTTCAGCTCTTACAATAGAAGCAATCTTCTTGCCGCCGATTGTGTCGCCTTCCTTGTAAAGAGAGCCTGCTGAGAGCTTGACTGTCTTAGCCGCGTTTGCTGCCCTTTCCGCTACCTTTGCTGACTTGACAACAACTGCCTTGCCTCCAGTGTCAAGCTTTACAACAGCGCCCTTAGGAAGCCATTTCAAGCCAGCAGGAAGATTGCTCTGGTCGAGGTCATAACCGCCCTGTCTGCGGACACACATTTCCTCCCACCAAGAAGCCTCCTTGATACTTGTCGGCTTTACCTTCTTGAAAAACATTCCTTTATAAGCCATAATTGAGAATTTTAGTTGTTTTATATGTTGAGATTATGATGCGCCCTCGGGCTTGGGAGTGTTACGCTGCACGAAGCCTTCCATGCGCTTGATAAAATCATCCTGCTCAGACTGTGGAGTACTTGTTGTCGGTGCAGAAACAAATGTTCCGTCTGCGACAAGCGCTTGTTTCATTGTTGTGAAATCATTGTTAATCTGCTCCACAACACTGTCGAGGTTTTCCTCTTTGTCGAGTTGATAGCGCGAACGGAATACTTCGGGCACGTTCTTTAGCTTCTCATTACTTTGCAGCAACGCTGCGAGTCTTGTGCGTTCCTCGCGCTCTTTGTACGGAGCGAGAGCGGCTGCGACAGCCTCGTTTACAGCCTTCTGCTGGTCGTTCTTTACCTCGGCAATCATCTTTGCTACAGCTTCGGCTGTAAGCGGAGCTTCTGTTGTTGCCGGCGAGGTTGGAGGAATCGGCGCAGTTGTCTGAGGCGTTGGATTTGCCTTTGGGTCTACCCAGCCCTCGTATTTCTTCGTTGTCTCGCTCACGGCGCGATTGAATGACGATTGCATCATACCCACATACGGCTCTACTGCTGTAATAACTTCAGTAACATTCTCGTCTGTTGACTCATCTGTTAAACCACGACTTGCGACAATCTGGTCTACCAGCTTTGCAAGTTCATCCTTCTTCAAACCGTACTTCGCGAACGACGTTTTGCAAGAAGCAAGCACTTTCTCTTTAATTGTCATACTTTATTCTGTTTACGTTAATGGAAAATTTTATCTAACACAAAATTACTTTATAAAGTTATATTGATAAAATAATATTTATTTTCTGTGTAAACAAATTGTACTTTACATTATTTTATATACCTTTGCAGCTATAATTCATTATAAACTCAATCGTTATGAAGAAATTTTTATTTGCACTGATTTCAGTCGCGTTAATGTGTGTGGGTTGCTCGTCGGACAATGATGATACTAAAGAAAAGGAAAGTCAAAAGTATGTGCTTAAAAACACAACATGGAGTTCGATAGAGAAAATTGAACACACAACATTCGGCATTTTTGTAGACAAAGAAGAGACAAACACAGAGGTAGTCACAAAGCTACAGCAAATATCTGGCTTGGAATACTCAGAAAACACAAAAACGGAGGAAAAAGAGGTGTATTGGAACGTGTGCAATAGTAACGGTCACGATGCCGACACAACGATAGCAATGACATTTTCCAATAACAGGTGTATTTTTAAAATGGAGGTAAAAAGGAAATGTGTTAAAGCTAATTTAACACAAACAGAAAAACAATACAAGTTTAAGGAAGGAGAGTTTTTTGTAAAGGTAGGATATAGCAGCTACGAGAGCTTCTTTGTACGTAAAGATGGTGTATATCGAGCTAATGGATATTTGTTTTTATTATTGGATGGAAATGGTAACGTAACTTACGAAACCCAGTACAAATATGCAGGCATACAAGATTATGATGTAGATGTTGACAAATATTCTGTTACAGCTGATTTTTCTGTTTCTGGCAGTGCAATAACATTCTCATACATAGATAAAAATGATAAGAAAGTAATGTTTGTGGGAACTATTGCTGATAATCTACAGAGTATCATATTTAATGACAACCCTTTGGTGTCCAGTGTGAAATTGGTCGGCAAACAATAAAAATATAACAAAAAAGACGTAGTATAATTTAATGTACTACGTCTTTTTTATGCCAGCATTTTAGATACTACAATACCGCGTTTCATTGAGTGTCGCACCTATGTTGACAGCGATTGCATCTTGCATGGAGTGCATCATGGCGACCGTTGCATCTATTACGTTCTCGCCCTCTGTTTTGTCTTCGTACAGGGCGATAGCCCGTTCTTGTAGTTTTGCAAAGTCACGCAAAAGTAGGAGCATCTCCTTGGTTGTGTTACTGATTGTAAAATTCTCCTTATTGTTGTTTAATGTGTTCTTTTCCATTTTGTGCGTTGTTTAAAAAGTTGTTGTGTAGGTTTACTTGGCGATGTTGCCGTTAATCTCAGCAAAAGCGAGCTTCACGTTGAAGTTGTTTTTAAAAAGGGCAATAATGAAGCGTCTGCCTCGCTGTGTCCAAACAGTGTAGACCTTGGTATGTGTGCCACCATTGCTGCTTGGAAAGGTGTAGGTGTTGGTATCGTGCAATTTCCAACCTTTGTAAGGCTTGTGCAAATTCCATTGACCTGACTGTTTGTAGATGATGTTTGCTTGACAGAGCTTGTTGTGCAACTCCTGTGCTGTAATGCCGAGGTCGAGAGCTACTTGACTTGATGTCATGCAGTCCTCCGAATTGAGCGTTTGGTCGTAGTATTCTACCTTTGGTGCGTCCTTGGCAATACGCTCGCCTTGTGCTTCGATAACTTGTTTGCTTTGGCTGTTCTCACATTCAAGTTCTTTAATGCGCTCCTCGCGGCGTGTGAGCGCCGCCTTAGCTGCTATCAAGCCACGGGCGATAATGTCTTCCTCGCAATCTTCTTCTTTAGCTACAACGTATGCGCCTGTTGTGCGAAGCGAAGGCAGTACTTCGTTGAATACCCAATCTTGAAACTTGCGAGCTGTAGGCTTGCGAGATTGAAAGATGCAACGGTAGAGGTCGGGTTCGGTGACGAAGTACATTTGTTGTCCATGATTATTCGCATCCAATACAGTTATAGACGAGACATTAGTTGAATTAATGTCTCCTCCCAACCGTTTAGCCGTTGCGCCAACTTGCAACCCGAGTGAGTTGCATACATCTTTAAGGCAGAAAAGTAATTCGCCTTTCTCATTTCGTGTTACACGAAGTTCTCCGAACATTGGAGAATTAAATTTTTTAATTTCTTTCATTGTAGGACATTTGAAAGTTATCGGCAATAAAAACGGTATCGCCTTTCCCGTTGTCCTACACCTCAAAGGCAGTGAATGCATTAACATTTCACACGGGGGTACGATACCGATATGTTTCGATTGGTGGTAAAAAATACCGCCAACTGATTGTGTTTGCGGCTATATCACCGCCTTTGAATATGTAGGACGCCACAAAATTATATTTTCTTCTGTGAAGCACAAAATATTTTCTCGGTTATTTTCCAAATTAAATGGAAATTTAATGTCTTTATTAATGTTTGCCGGGTAAACTAAATGAATTAATAATATTATTTAATGCGTGCCGCCGCAGCTTATAAGTTTACGGCAGCGAAGCTTTCGTTTTTAAAAATTATCAAACCATTTTGATTTGTTGTCAAGCTTAATTGTTTTGCTGAATTTCATAATCGTCGCAGCAACATCGCTCGCACTGTGCACCCTTTCGTCTTCGCTACTTAGCCAATTATTCTTTTCATGGTCATATACTTTCTTATATTGGACTTCATAGCCATCCGTGTCCTTTGTAGAAATAATCGTACCAACAGGTGCATTACTAAAAATGCTTGAAGCATGACTGGTCATATTGTTTTTTTCGCTTAGTCGCGTTTTTTCGTACACCTTAAGATTTTTGTTAATCTGTTCTATATTCTGCGTTAATGTAGGCGTACGCCTTTCCTTGTTGTTGACTTTACGTACGCTTTTGTGTCCGCTTCCCCTGACAATTTTTTCTGCTCCTTTTTTTATTTTAGAGCTGTCGCTTGTTCTGCTCGCGCTTGCGTTAGAACTGTTAACCGTTCTTGTTGAACCTCCACCTTTTGCCATAGTTTTCTGTTTTTTACAAAGTTAATAATATAATCAATTTGGGGGGGGTAGGCTGCGCCCACCCCGTGTAAACAATTATAAAGCTGTATAAACAACGCCCTTTTTAGGGTTCTTTGTAGCTCTTCCAAGACATACCCTTCCGCGGTACATTCCCTTTATCGAGGAGTAGAAAGACGTGCGTTTTACGCCGTCTATTTCTGTTGTCGGGATAACACCTACTCGCTCGCACTCCGTGCCGTTGTCGGTAAGTATTGTATTTATTGTCATAACGCCATAGAAAGACTCCTCAGTGCGCGTCTGTATTACCTTGCCGTCAACCTTAACTGCTGTTCCTGCTTCAAGTTTGGTGTTTACCTTCAAGCTATCTTCGTAGTTTTTAACCATAAAGAAAGCATAAACCGACTCGTCTAAATAGGCGTAATAGTCGCTTGCAAGTCTATGTGTCTTTTCAGTAAACTCGCCGTCAACCGGTTTGCTCAATGCGTATGCGCACACCTTTTCAACATATTCGCTGTTGCTACCGAAGCTCTCTCCGCAAAGTGTTGCTTCAATGTCGACGAGCGTCGGTGAAGGGTAGTGTGTGTTGCCCTGGCGGTAAGCCTTTTTATAAATTGGGCACTTGTTATATACCGCCTTCGCTGACATTATCAAATCAGCTTTCTTGAAAGCATTTTTGTAGATAGCGTTCGGGTTGCCACCCCACATTTTTAACTCGTCATTGTCTGTTGAGTAAGACAGGCTGTAGTCGTAGAGTTTGTGTAACTCGTCCGTAAACTTTGAGAGGTAATCAAAACTCTTAATACCAAACTTCTTTACGCATTCACAGCCAACTTGCAATTCCTCGCCTGTTTCAATGTTTTCTATCACGTAAGAATTTTTGCACCAATGTCCGCAAACGTCGCACTTGTCGTAATCGTGTCCGTGGGCAGGAATTTTAAACACAAGCTCTTTGGACGAGTCGACGGGCGTAAAAGAGCCGTCTTTAAAAGTACATACAAGCTTCCAGTTGTTTTCTTCGGGCATATTAATTGTGAGGTCGCACACTTCGTAAAAAGCCTTCACCGCCCTGCCTCGCATACCATCCTTCTCTATAACTGGGTGTAAAAACACCTTCATGTAAGGCTCGCTAATGGTGTAAGAAAAGCCTTCTACGTTCTTCTTTGTCTTGTTTGCAAACTTTTTGAAGCTTGCAACGCTGTCTGATGGGATAAAAGTTCTAATAGTGTTCATTGTTGTATCTCCTATTTTTTTAATTGGTTATTAATTTTTACACCACAAAATTAATAACTTATTAGTAAACAACAAAATAAATAATAGAAAATCTTTAATATTTAATGAAAATTAAATGATTTAGTGTGATTTTAAAAATGCGCGTCATAATCCTCACGACTACAACACGCATTAAAGCCATGCAAGCTCCCCAGTGATTGGGTACATGGTAAATTAAAAAAGTTGTCACAAAAGAAAAACCACTCCCAATTTGCGAGCTTCGCGATTTCTGCGACACAGCTTTTGTAACAAAAACAAGTAAAATCAATAGCAGGATTCGCACCTGCAAGCCGCCCCTGTACGGCTTATTCATATTATATGTATTATTTTACGCCAGAGGTGTTTTTGAATTTGTTGATAAAATAGCACTGTCCTTTGCCAGTCACCTTTGTTGTGATTGTTGTATGCATAACGCCATCATTTCCGCTACGCACACCCTTCTTTATCTCGAAAAGTCCTTGCTCGACATATTGTTGGTTGGGAATATTGTACCGTTCGCCTTTCTTGCCAAGATAGCCATAGTTCCGCAACCATTCAAACAACTTGTTCTGACCTATTGTAATGCCATTCTGTGTAAGAACTTTTGCAAGTTCCCCAACAAGACAGCTTGACTTGCTTCCAACAATAGCATCGGCAAATGTGACCTTAGGCTGCATTTGCATGACCGCGCCATTTAAAACAACGATTTCATGCGCTGATTCTTGCAACGCCTTTTGCTGTCGCTCGATTTTTTCTTGTTGTTCAGCCGCGAGGCGCAGAGCTTCGGCAAATGTCTGTGGCAGTCCATACTTTCCTGTTTTGCGGATTGAGGGTAATACATCGCCACACACCCAATCTTGGAAAGGCTCTGCGATAGGCTTGTCGGAGCGCATAATTAAACGATAGAGGTTCTGCTCGTTGATAAAGTGTGCTCTTTGTGTGCGCCCCATAGAATCTATGACCTCGATTGAATCTACCCCATCTTCTTTTAGGCGTTTCTTAACGTCTGTGGCGTTGTTTATTCCTAATACTCGACAAATGTCTGCCAAGCAAAACAATGGTTCTTCACTCGTCCCTGCTGTTCTAATCTTTCCGAACGCAGGATTTTCAAATATTTTTATCTCGTTCATGTTTGTCGCTTTTTATTTCGTTCCAGTAGAATTAAATCCGTGTTCCCCTCGTTCCGTGTCTTTTTCTATCGTACCGATTTCAAACGTCACGCTGGGAACTTGAACAATGCGCATTTGTGCTATCTTCGTGCCGGCTGGGATATAAACCCTCTTTACGCCAAGCCAATCAATTTCGTGGGCTTTTATGATTGCTTTCACCTCGCCAGTATAGCCGCTGTCTATCAAGCCGAGTTTTACATCGGCATCAATGCGCACTTCTGCGCTATCTTTGTTAAAAAATTCCACTCGGGCGTACATACCCTTGGCAGACATGCCGCTTCTTGGCTGTATAACTGCTGCCAAATGTTTCGGAAGCTGTATCTTAAAACCAAGAGGTATTGCACAACGACCCCCGTCGTACATCTCCATGTCTTCCTTGGTGAACACATCATACGCCGCATCGGCATCGTATGTTTTGACCGGCATCCTGCCGCCGCAAAGTTCTATTACTATCTTCTCTCTTTCCATTTTGTTTTATTTTTGTTTGTCTTAACGATACAATAGTGACAATAATGCCACTGCCTTTTGCTTGTCGGAAAAACCTTTTATGTTACCCATTTGCCGAATGGGAAGTGGTCGACATATCTCTGAACCATATAAACGGTCACTGGGATGCAACCGTCATAGGCCTCCATTGGAATAATTCTGAGCTTCATGTCTTATTCAAATTTATATACTATATGCGGTGTGGTGTTGCCCAGCCCGTCGCGAGGGTCGGCAAAACTGCCTGGCGTGAATGTCGTCACAGCATTGGCTATTCGCTTGCGCGGTCGGTACTTTACAAGACCCTTACCGTCCTTGCCGCTGCGCACCCATCCGATGTAATACTTGTCAGTCATATTCATACTCTATAATGGAATGAGGACGTTTGCCACATTTCCCGATATTATCGTATAGGCTACCCCCCCCACATTGTTTATCATCAACTCGCTCACCCCTCGCTTGTCGGGAGTGTCTTGGTAAAAGCGGATAGAGTCGTCGTCACGCCATACCATACGGATTTTACTTTTTCTGTTATTCATATTCTATCAATACTGCTGGTGCTTTGACGAGCGAACTTGTACCTTGTATGATATTACCTGTTCCCTCCTTGTGGTAATGCGTAAGAATGGTGGCGCATACTTTTGGGGAGGGGAATTTAAGATTTGCAATCTAATCATATTCTATCAATACAATGGTGTGCTGTCCGTGATCGTCGTAGAGTCCTGCCCATCCGTCGTAGCGTGCGGATAGTGCGGTGGAGTACCCCCGACGTGGGCAGAGTTGCGATGTGCGTTGCACAAAAGGAATTTGGTTAATCATACGTTATCAATACCATATTGTCTTTGCCTACTGAGGTGAGGGTGTTGGTTGTACCTCCAACGTTTATCTCCATTCGCTGACAGAAGCATCCGTTGGAGGGATGCTTGCGGTCGGACGGATTATCGGGGTCACGGCCTCGGAAGGCTGCTATGCGAAAACGTAGCATAATAGGTTGTCTTTTGTCACTGTTGTTATTGAATTACACCACGGCCACGGACTGGGGCGGTGATACTTATCGCCGTATTTACACCCTCCACGGTCGCCATGCTCACAGCGGAAGGCTTTTGCTTCCTCGGTGCGATAGTGGACGAGGACGGAACGTTCAATCATACTCTATCAATATTTTCGGTTTATCCACGTCGTGCCCCTTACCCCCTCCAGCAATACACATAGCTATGCCGTGTGGTGACACAATGATGCCGTTCTGCGAGGGGCTGTAGGAGCCGAGGATGATGGGGCGAGGGTTATTCATAATTCTACTGCTACAAAGAATACGTCGCTGCAATCGATGCGCGACATGATGGTTATGGCTATGCCGTGAAAGGCTCCGTTGAAGCGTTCCGCGCTGAACATTGAAGCTGGGCAGGTGAGCAACCTACCCCCCCAATCATATCAGCTATGATGCGGATTACACGGTCGGGTGGGTTGTCAGTTCGCATCCTTCTTCCTCTCCATATTCTCCTTGAACAACCGTTGAAACTCATCGCCTAACGCAGCCACTCCCTTATCCGTGAACACGGAATAAGACAGCTCCATTTTCTGCTTTTCCGAATAAAGGGCGAGCTGGAGACTTGTAGATGTCATTTTCCAACCATCGGCTGCTTGCATCCACAACGTAAGCCACGTCTTGAGAAACATTGCTGCCTCGTGTGTCGGCGGTAGGTCGAACTGCACGAATAGGGCGTTGTCAGAGTCATTTGCCTTGAGGAACTTGCTCACGGCATCGTCCTTGAGGAAATAGCGGTCGGACACTTCTTCTTCCAGCACGTCCTCCAGGCGGGTTTTCAGCTCGAATGGTTCGGGAAACTGATAGTCGAAGGCTACGTCACGGCGCATGGAAATGCAGAACACACGGTCGCGGTTTTGTGGCACACCATAGTTTTTGGCGTTGAGTCGCGCCCAACGGCTCACATAGCCGAGCGACGAGAGTTTGTCGAGCCACTTCTGGAAGTCGGGCATGAACTTCTGGCTTACCAGTGCCGCCACGTTCTCCTGCAAGAGATACTTCGGGCGAAGCACCTCCACGGCATCTGCAACACGCCAAAGCAGGGCGCTTCGGGTGTCGCTGCCCTCCTGCAAGCCCATCTGCTTGCCAGCCTGACTGATGTCTTGACAAGGCGAGGAATAGGTGAAGAGGTCCACTTCGCGACCTTCGAGTGAGCGTTTTACTTTGTGCCAGTCAATCTTGGTGATGTCGCCCAAGGCGCAGTCGGCAAACTGAGGAAATACGAGGTCGTGCATCTGACAAGCATATTTGTCGATGTCGCTCCATCCGACGCACGTCCAATGAAAATCGGGGCGCCAAGACTTTAGCAAGTCGGCTGCCATGAGCTGCGAGTCGTAGCCGGAGAATGTGGTGAGGAATATCTTCTCCTCGTTCTTGTCGGCTGCGGTGGGCGGCAAAGCGGGCAACGTGTCTTCGAGGTCGTCGAAGAGCGAGAGCTGTTCACCAGAGCGCGGCTTGGGTGGTACGGGGTAGAAAAGGTTTTGATATAGATAGGCTAACACATTTATACAAATGCTGTTTCCGGCTTGCTTGTACTGTTGTGAGGCAGATATAGCCATGTCTTCGGGTTTGCCCTTGCCCTTCCAGTCGGGCAGTCGTTCGGCTGCTTGAGCATTGCTACTCTGCATCGTACTGATTACATTGTCGCGAACGCCCATCAGACGAAAACACTCCTTGGGTGTGAGCTTGCGGATGGCATAACTCTTGATGGTGCGGTCGGTGAAGTCGAGTTTTGTGATCATATTGTTGCTGTTATTTGAATTCAATCATTACGCCTGTCCTCGGAAAGTGGGCGAGTGACATCAAATGCTCAATGCAAAGTCGCTCGTATCGGGTATTCAGTGTTACTGCTATTCCTCCCACACAGACATTTAAGGGTTTGATGTTAGTCATATTCTATTAAAATTCCTGGAGCATGATTATCAGCCTTGATACATCGGCTTAATCCTCCCAACGGAAGCCTTTTGAAATCGGGCGACGCATTCCAGTAGATTCCTTCTACGGAAGGGATGTGGTAGTCTATCTTTATTTCATTCATATTCTATCAAAATCGCCCTCCTGTTGTGCCATGATCGCCCAGCAGAAGTGTGCGTGAACCGAACTTGAAATATTCGGCAAGGACGGTTGGGGCGCAATGGCTGCGGTCGGTGTTTAAGGGTTTGATGTTAGTCATATTCTTCAATCAGAAAACAATTGCACGACCATGAACATATAGTGATGGTCGGACAAATCGTAGTGTTTAGCCTACCTCCCCTGTTCTCACCACGAGGATATTGGTAGAAGTCAAAATTCATAATACCAATCCTTTTCGTCGTTAAATACGGTTATCTTCGTTGTATTGTAACTCATAATTCATTTCTCCTTTTATTTATAATTCAACAAACACGCAGATTCCGCTACTTGCAGCGGTCAGTGCGTTTACGAGCTTACCCCTCCCGACTGTGCGACTGCGCCTCAGAGCCGAGGACGGATAGCTAAGGTCGGCGACTCCAGGACAAGGACAATCGGTATAGCCCAACTCGGTGGCTTGGCGTATGCGTAGGAACGTCTCGCCATCTCGGTTCACCAACTGAAGAAACGGTCGGTCGGTGGTGGAGTAGATGCGATAGAGCGAGCCGTCGGGGTAGCGGCCATACAGCTTGCCATCCTTGCGGATAGTGCCGCGCTTGTAGTGAGGGTCAGTCATATACAATCATTATGCAGTGTGGGCATTTGTAGTCGGTGGCTCGAAGGGCGGGCGAGGAACCACCCCCCCCCCATCCTCGCCATTCGAGTCGATGGCTAACGGGATGCACGGAAATGTAGATGTGGGTCATATCTTCCCTTTGTTTTTATCTTTCGTAATGTCCAACATATAGTCGGATATCACTCCTACCATATTGTTGCACCAGTCGTCAATAAACGGGTTCTTCTCGAATAGTGGCAGTTTCTTAAAGTCCGTCTTAAACCAATTAGCGAACTGCAACAAGATATAGCGCATCACGGCCACATCATGGGCATTGTCCATCGCTCCATCAAGATTTCGCAAAGCTCTTTCCGATAACTCGCGCAAATTATGATACCCATAGAGTATTCGTCTATTTTTATTTTTTTTCTTCATTTAAACCATCATTTTAAAACACTTTGTTCTTGCTTCTTGTTCGTTTGCCTATATGCCACTTAGAGCACAGTTCGCAAAAATACGGACGTTCGCCCATCGCTTTCAGTTTCGGGTTCTGCTCAAGAAACTCCCACGCCTCGTCTTCCGTGTCGTAGCCAACTTTCTGTTTCCACGAACTGCCCTTGCGAGTCCAGTGTCTTGCGTCGGGATGCAAGGTGGAGTAGGGCGCTTTGTTTCTGTATGCGTGTCTTTTCATACATTTAAATCATTTTCTGTATCTCCTTTTTATAAGTTCTATTTTTGCTTTTACTTTGTTTATATCACGCGCGTCGTGGTTGCTCAATCTTACAACGTGATAACCCATGCGCCAAATTCCTGCGGAGCGGTTGTTGTCCTTGCGCTTTTGACACTTGGTGTAATGATAACCCCCGTCGATTTCGACTATCGTCTTCAAATCCGGCAGATATATGTCGGCAAAATATATTTTCCGTCCGGTCAATATAGGCTGCTGCCGTACTACTGTATGCCCAAGTCGCTCGCAGTTGCGTATCGCTGCCTTTTCCGCATCGCTTGTCTTGGATATAAGGTCTTGCCTTATTCTGCGCACTAAAGTTTTTGAAGCTTTCATATCAAGACTTGTTTTTATTCATTTTGCGAATGAAACGCATCGCGCCATCTATCGCCACGCCAAACAGCACAGGCGAGAGCATTTTCGATTTCGCTCCCCTGCGCCATTTTTGCTCGTAGTGCAATATGCGTAGCACCTGCTTTTCTGTTATGTTATTACGAGTTATCTTGCACTTTTGACCGCAAGTCCTTAACTCTTTGCATACAAAGCACTCCCCGATGCCGTCAGTGTCTTCATATCTAAACATCGGACACTCTCCACAATATCTTCGTCTACACATAGTGTCGTTTCATTAAGTGTGTCTGTTGGTTAATCATTGATTCGCGTATTGTGTTTGCAACCTTTTCTATTGCGAACTTAGGCGTGTCGGAGGAGCGTATGAAGACAGGGTGGTAGCCTTTTCTGTGTCTGCGATAAAATATATCGTCGTCTGCACCTTCAATCTTTACGGACACCTTTGCGGCAATTACAAACAAGTCGCAGTGCCCATTTCGATGCTTGTTGCGGCATTTGTATGCAATTCCGTTTTCGTCGAGGAATTTCTTTATTTTTTCAAGCTTTGTGGAATTTTTCATAAGCCTATATTTTTTATAATCTATATATACCATGCATTAAAGCACGGCTGTGGCTCGATTTTTTAAATTAAATAATTTACTTATAATTGTATATGTGTTAGCTGTTACGTTGTAAGCGTAGTTGTTAGTTGTGAAGGTAAAGCAGGGTACAGGATATCCCCCCACCTTAGGCATAAAGGTGGAGCGAAAATGATTTTGCGCCGCAACAAACTTCTTAAGAACCGCATACTTAACATAATCGAACGCTGTTTTCAGCGAAACACCTAATTTTTGCGCAATCCTTTTGTACGAAAGTCCGTTCTCGGTATAAGTATCTCCGTAGCCATACTTCCTTTTAAGTGCGCGAGCCTTTTTGATAACATCAAATTTCTTGGCTGTGCGAGCTTGTAGAATGGTACGTTTACAGAAGTCCTTTCGAGATTGAACAATGCACAAAAGAATTGCGTATAGGGATTTTTCTACATCTTTAATCGTGTCGTAACATATATCTGATATATTAATATTTCTATTCTTGTGCTTTGATACAACGGAAAGAAAGACAAGCGAGCTGCCGTCTACTTTAGCATAACCCAAATCTACAAGCGTAGCGATGCGCTTCTTAATAGTGTACGCATGTACGCCCGTTACATTAGCCAGCTTGTTTACCGACCAGTTCTTGAGAACATTCTTCCCGTTTCTATGATAAAAAAACAACAGCAAGGCAATGGCTTTCAGGGATGCTTTATCCTTGAAAAGACCATTAACAATGCTGTATCGTATGTTCTTTATCATATTATATTCAAATAAAAACCTCCAATCGCCGATTTTTTTACAAGAGTGCGTAATAGTGGCGAAAGGAGGTCTGATATATTTAACCCTGTTCTTTTCAGATTGGGAAATTCATTACGCTAACCCTTAATTGCGCCACAAAATTAATAAATTATTAATGTAGTATTTAGTATTAAGTATTAAAAGATATTAAATGCTAAATTTTTCTTATTAATAATTTTGCTATCTATTGATAATTTATTAATTTTGTGGTGTTAAAATTAATAACTTAATAAAAGGAGATACAACAATGAAAAATTGGCAAGGCGACACAGTTAAACCTCGCTACGAGGTGGCGCTAAAACAGCATGTAAAAGGCAATACAGCTGACGACTATGAATCAGTTGGCTTTATCGGAGCTGACAACTACAGAGAAGCTTGTAAGATTGCTAAAGCACAGTCTAAGAACATCGGCAAGCACAGCGACGGTAGATTTTACGAAACAGGACGCTTGGATGCCGGTCTTGCAATGGTGTCTGTCTGCTGCTACTTTGCTGACGACACTTCGGACTACAACGAGGTTTGGCAAGAGGATTATGTCGACGGCAAAAAGATTGGCAGATATACCCTTTAACAAAGAAACATAGCGAAGCGCAACGCCTCGCCACAAAACAAAAAGAATATGAAAGACTATATGGACCCACGCAATTGGGATGAAGAAGAAATAAACGAGTGTAAGTATTGGGCGTTAGGCATGGGTGTATGTCTTACCGTAGTTTATATCGCAATGTGGATATTTTATTAACACACAATATAAAGTAACAACAATGGAGATAACGACAACAATGGTGCGCTTTCGCTGCCCTAAGGCAATGATGGATGTCAAGACACCCAAAGCGCAGATGTTCTCTTTCGGAGAGCAGCAAACTCAGAAAGTTTGGGTTCCCGAAAATAAGATAATCGTAAGCCCAAGCAGCGAATCGGAAGATTTAAACGAATGTGTCATGCCGAAATGGCTGTATGGCAAAACAATGCTCCCGATGTACACGCAGGTGGATGAGGAGTTTTTGCACGTGGAAAACGTGGAGATTCTCTAATTATAGAAACAAGTTTAACGTAACAACAAAGTAAAATGGAAACAACAATGTATTCAACAATGAATGTAGCAGCATCTAACAACATGGTCGCTGAACCAGCAACAGAACTCGAAGTTGCAAGCGGAAATGACCGCCAGTTCCTCGATTTCGACATAAGCAAGGTTCAGACACTGACACTTGAACAGCTTGCACGCACAGAAAAGGAAAACGACTACAACGGCAATCCGCTCATGGGCATCTATCATTTTCAGCTCATACAGCAGATACAAGAGATGTGCGCTGAACGTGGTTATCGTGCTGAGATATGGGATTTGTTCGCAGCTAACAACAAAGACCGTAGAGCGCCAGGTGTAAGCCGACTTCCACAAAAAGAGGAAAAATTCGGTGAACGTGCCATTGAAGCGCACATCCTGCGCCGCGTGTATTGCAACATCCGTCTTTATGACCTTGACAAAGGAGAAGGTGACGAAGCTATAACAACAAACCTTGCTATCTCGTTCCACCAAAAAGGTTTACAGGTCGGCATTGGAAGAAACGTTGTTATCTGTCACAACCAAACAATGTTGAATCGGGAGCAGTACGCTGCTACATATAAAGACGGCAGCACGATGGGCGTTGGCTTGAGTGAGCTGCTTGAAAAGGTTAGCATTTGGCTTGACAATCTGCGCAATATCACCGCTGAGGACGACGAAAAAATCGAGAAGATGAAGCGTCGCGAGATAAGTGCGCAGGAGATGTTTACAATCATCGGAATGCTTACAGCCTTGCGTGTCGCTTCCGAGACAAAACACAAGGAAATACGGAACGGTGCTACAATACCGCTGAATCAAGCACAAATCGGTCGCATCACGGAGAAGATGATGCTTGCGTACAACCACAAAGGGAAGGTCACGGCTTGGGATTTCTACAACGCAGCAACTGACATGTATAAGTCCGCGACGCTTGACCAACCGATGATTCTTTCGCAGAACTTGGCAATGGTTGACTTCTTAAACACTCGTGTATTATAAATATAGAGCAGTTTGTTTCACAGCGTCGTGAGACGCACGGTTTAAGATTTAATAGGATTCATTTTTAGGACAGCCCTACGGCGGTGGGGCTTTTATCTTCGGAATAATTTGTCCGGCATTGGGTCGGTAGGTTGCGAGCTTTCGCCATAATAAGTTATTAGTTGTTAGATTATGAGTAGTCGTGTATGCAACCTTAAGCACGGCGCAGATAAGGGTTCGATTCCCTATTCCGAAGGCTAACTTTAAAAAACGGAGATATGATAAAGAAATTTTGTGAAATGTGTGGCAGAACCTTGCCTGTCACTGCTTTTTCAGAGCCTTACAAATTAAAGTGCAAGGAATGTGAATCAAAAGCCGCGAATGGTGGATATCAACTTGCGGTGGATATCCATGCAAATGTAGACTGGGAACAGCGCAGGTATGAGATTGCAAAAGATATGCTTTGCGCTCTTTATACGGATGAAGGGTTTGACGCACGGGAGAAGAATGATGCGATGTTTGAGTATCAAGACCTCGATTCTTGCGCCAAGGAAGCTGTAAGATACGCTGACGCGCTTATAAGAGAACTGAAAAAATAAAATACACACAACATGGAAAAAGAAAATTTTGGTATTAAACTTAACGCCTTGAAGTATAAAAACGCAGGCGTTGCAAGCCTTAAAGGAAGCACTGCGACAAAGAAATGTCTTGTTATTCCTATCGAAGATAACAATTTATTCGTAAGTGCGAACGCAGATGGAACACCAAAGGCTGTTTATTTGGATTTGAGCGCGTTTGCGCTGCGCGACCCAAAGTACGACCAGACACACCTTGTAAAGCAGTCGTTGCCAAAGGAGGTGCGCGAAAAAATGAGTAAAGAGGAACTTGATGCAATGCCTATTCTTGGTGGAATGAAGGCTTTTGAGAGTGTATCGAACAACGCAGCCGATGCGTGCAATGCGCCGATGGTGGGCGTTAGTAGTGTTGATGATTTACCATTTTAAAAAATAAATAAAGATAAACGTATGGGAAGACCAAAGAAAATAGAACAGTCCGCGGAGATGCCAATACTTGACACGCCGCACGATACAGAGAACGTAAACGTAGACAGCCGTTTGAGGGCTGTAGTTATTCCGCTTATATCAAACGAAGATGTTGTGCTACACAAGGGCAAGGTACTGGTGCCGACAACGGAGTATGTTAAAGATAACACGGTAGCGATGGTTGTTTCAACGCAGGACAATGCGGTTAATGGTTTGCTTGTTGAAGATGGAAAGCGCCTTGAAACAGCCAGCGTCGTTTCAATGTCCGTTGGAGCTCACACAGATATATATGTTGTTATTAACATCAACGAGGATGTTAGCATCGTAAGGCAGACGCAGTACGGCACACGCATGGATAGCCTTGTGCTTCCAGCCGGCACTCATGTTGCTGACCTTGTAATATTAAAGTAGTAATAATAGCAGGTGCTGCTGATTGGGTAGTACCTGCATAAAAAAATAAGAAAATGTCTATAAAGCAACTGAAAGAATTAAACGAGCAATATCGAAAGTTACGAAACGAAGAGATTGTTTATCGCATGGAGCTTAGTGCGACAAATGGTACGCACGTCGTTTGTAACCGCGAAGTGCTCAATAAAATAGTTGATTTGCTTATCAGTGAGTCCCAGCAGCAGATAGAAAAGGAGGTTAAGGGATGAAAGGGAAAATAGTGTATCCTCGTAAGCGCGTTGTTGTGCTCGAGTTTAAAAACAAAAAAACGAACTATGTGTACAACACTTGTCCCGAACTTGTTGTTGCACAGGGAAAAAGAATCGGCGTGACGCTCAACGCTTTGTGGAACGCTCTTGCCAAAAATGATGGTGTTTACGAGAATGAACGTTGCAAGATTTATTATCGCAAGATAAGTCACGCGAAAAACAAAGAGTGGGTATAACCATGAAGTTTGACGAACTTTTAAAGCGTTGCAATACAACACGCAGAAAACCTCGGCACATCGAATCCAATATACAGCAAGCTGTGGTAAAATGGTTTCGGATGCAATACCCGAGGTTCATTATCGCTGCCGTGCCTAACGGAGGCTTCCGCAACGCAAGAGAAGCGGCTATCATGCAGCGCGAGGGCGTGCTCGCAGGCTTCGCAGACCTTGTTGTAATAGCGCAGCGCAACGTGCTATTTCTGGAAATGAAAACAACTAAAGGGCAGCAGTCGGACAAGCAAAAGGAGTTTCAGAACAAAGTTAGCAAGCTTGGTTTTGAGTATATTGTCTGTCGCTCTTTTGAGCAGGCAAGGCTCGCTATTGAGCGGTGGCTAAAAGTAATAGAAATAAAATGACAGTAACGTAGATACGCAATGTGTAATAAAGATTTTTTTATCAGAAGCAATGGAGATACAAGCTTCGCTGTTAAAACGCTTAACGGTTTTGAATTTATGTCAAATGACAGAAAGATGAACATCGTAATCGAAAAGCGTGTAAACTACAACACGGTCAACAATGTGCAATCTGATACGTTCACAACCGCCTGTTGGGTGCTTACAGCTAATGGTTGGGAGCGTGGCGACAATAGTGCGAATATAAATTCCATAGAAGAATATGTGAACCGACTGGATCTGTCGCCCTATTTCACAAAAGCAGTCAGTGAGTATCGTCAATATCTTATAAATACAACAAAGCAGCATGGAAAGTCCAATCAAATGTTTTAACATAGAAGCTTTCGGCAATCATCATCGTGTATTCGCCGACCAGAGCGTAGACGCAGAGTATGTTCAAGAAACGCTTAACTTGGGAAAAGTGTCCGTTTTCCAGTTCTCATATACAGAATATCTGATAGCGGACAACTGGCTTATATACATGGAAAGCTATTTGCAAAAGAAGGGTTTGTTTCGATTTGAGCTTAAAAAGATTTTTAAAGAAACACAAAAGTCGCTTCGCAAAACGATTAAGATTGTGGAAGAAAATTCAGAGCCTGGTTATTGCAACGAGTACGCCAACCAGCTCTACGATATTACGATACCGATACTCGAGAAGCTGCGCGACCAAATAGCGGAGAAATTGCAAAACCTTGACGTTCCTCGCGCAGGGTTGTGCGCTACGGTTGTGGTGTTACAAAATCTTGTGTGCATGTCTGTAAGCACGTTTGACCACATTTTTAACCGTATACAATACCTGCGTCACCTGGATATAAAGAAATGCTTTATGGCTATTTATCCGGAGCTGGCGATAAAACAGGTTGAAGAAATGCTGAAGCTCGTAATGCATGAAGACCGGTTTGTGTATCAAAAAAATATTGTTGAAAACAAAAAGATAAAGCAGACCTTTGACAAATTTACAACAACGTTGTACAACCCCGAGAATATCAAGAAAGCAAGCCGCGCCGCCTATGAAGCGATGTCTGACGCGCAGAAGGAGAGATACATGCTGCTTGGTGATGGAGCCTGCGTTCTTAAAGAATACGTTAATGCGAAAAATGAAAAAGATGGAAGCGGCGCAAGTTGATACCCTCACGCGGAAGGGTTTGACAGATAAATGTAAAGCGTGGGCGCAAGGATATCCACTCAACCTTTTCTGTGGAAGCGATGGCAAGGAAGTTTTTACGCGCGAAGACTTGCGCACATCTTTCACCGCAGGCATTGAGCAGTATCTGCGCAGCATTTGGCATAACCCAGAGAAAGAACTACCTAAAGAAGGAGAGTGGTGTCTTTTGCAAACGCCCAGCGGTTTTCGGCTCGCTGTGCGACGAACTACGCAGACAGGCGTATGCAGGTGGTGGCTAATGGACTATTCTATGTATGATGGCAAAGGTCTCGAACGTTGGGCGTATATCGCAGACTTTACGATTAAACTCAATGCTTCGGCAAAAAAATAAAATCTGAGAGTTTTTGTTTTAGTATATTTTGGAGGAGGGCACGGCTTCGGTTGTGTCCTTCTTTTTGTTTATGCACAGGTGCTGTTTTTCTTTAAGATTACGAACTCACACGCTAACTTTGTGTGTATGGCAAAGGTTAACATACAGATAAAAGGAGTTGAAGCTTTGAAAAAGAGGCTTATGGAGAAAAAGCAAGCTGTGGACAACGTTTTAAGTATGATGTTGGCAGAGCTTGGCGAGAAGGCTGTCACTTTCTCGAAAGACAATAAAGGCTACAAAGACCACACAGCGAATCTAAAGAACTCGATTTCATTTGCAGTATTCTGCGACGGCAAACTCGTTAATAAGGTTGTAGGCAGCATCCCTGAACCCGACAAGGTAAAAGGGGGTCAGTCGCAAGTGGATAATATCTTGGAAGAATACGCTTCTAAAGACGGCGTGGTAGCGCCTAAGGGTTACACTATTATTGTCGTAGCCGGCATGTCTTATGCAAAGCACGTTGAAGATAAGGGTTATAATGTGCTGTATCTTACACGACACTTTCTAAATGACGGCATAAAAGCTATTGCAAAGGAGCTGCTGGAGATGATGCAAAAATAGCGAGGTGATGCGCCTCGCTATTCCTGCCTTATATTTTGTTACTCTATTGATACAATATACAGGTTGTCTTTATCGCAAGTAAACGTCGCTCGCCCTATATCGTACCCACCGAAACCGTTTTTTGCCCTATACGTAACGACAAACATCTTTTATCATGTTCCCAGCCAAAACTTCTACGTACTCCGTGCTCTCATACAGCGGCTTGCTGGCGATTTCTTCTGCCTCTCTGTTGTTCATCTCTTGACCGATAACAGCCATAATCAAAACAACAATAATGGCTACACCAATGGCTGCTAAGCAACCAAAACTTCCTTTTCCCATAAATTGATTTTTTACATGTAAATAATATTGTACCTCTTAATAGTCTCCATCGCAGCTTCGAACTTGCATTGGTTTGAATATATTGTACTTAGAAGCAAGTATTCCTGCTGCCGCAGCTTGCCCAGCCATTTTAAACGTTCAAGACATTGTATAGCTCGGCTCGTCACACCGCATCGCAGGTACTCATAGGCAAATTGGCGCACATTTTCTGCGCTCATGTCGTAGATTTGTTCCATAAGCAAAGGGTTAATATGTTTGCAAATATACTCTTTTTTGTGCGCAGTGGCAAATAAATAGTTATAAATTTATATATTTTTTAAGAGCGTATTTAAAATTCATTAAATACTAAATATTCTCTATTAATAATTTTGCTGTCTATTAATAATTTATTAATTTTGTGGTGTTAAAATTAATAACTTAATAAAAGGAGATACAACAATGACAAAAGAAAAAGAGATTCAGATTTTACAGTCACTCAAAGGTGATACGTATTTTGCACAAATGTTCGGCGATGACATTGACAAGATGTGCGAGAACATTAGCGTTGATTTCGCAATCGAGAGTGGCTGTAAATTCAATGCAAAAGCCGAAGTTTTACAAAAGGAGCTTCAAGAACAAAAGAAGCAAGCGAAGCAGGAAGCGCTGGATTTTGCCTACGACATTATTCTCGCCTTCCATGAAGGTGATGGTGTGCCCGACCGTGTTCATCAGATAATAGAATCTCGCATCGGCATTGACGAGTTAATCAAGTTCAAGCACTCACAAAAAATAGAGCTTTCCGATACAGAAATCAACTACCTGGTCGGCAAGCTTAGATAACGGTTTTATACCATCCGTGCTGCGATGTGGCGCACAAGTAGTTCGAGTCTACGCACGGAACAAAGGCATCATTAGTCTTAGGCAGTCTTACAGATTTTCGGTTATCAATTACCTTTGAGCCGTTTCCTGCCTCGCAAACAAAGAAAGGACTGAAAGGGGAAAGGGTGAAGCGAACACTAAACGCAGCAGGAAGGGCTAACACTTCCGTCAAAGCTTGGTAAAGACGCAAAATTACAAGCCGTGAGCACTACACGCCAAAAGACGTAGGTAAGACCATTGCCGTAGCAAAGAAAAGCCGTAAAAACATTCGAGGGCGATACAGCTCTAAGAGGAAGGAGAACCGCTTGAGGGTTAAAAACCCGACATGTACTCACAATGTCGTTAATTTGGTCGTGTGAGGATAGCGTGTTAGCTATCTAAAATAACGAAACACGTTGGAACAAACGTTAAGTACAAGATGATGACTTTATAATAATCCGTTGGGCGAAAACGTTAAGCGCATTTAAATATTCACTCAAAACATATACAAAATGAAAACAGCATCAATAATCGTAGAAATTGGAACTATTTGCAACGGCAATATAGTGAAAAACGAGGTCACATTACAAATACCGAGAGAAGCAGCGGTGATAATAAGCGCGGCTTGGCACAAAGATGAGCTGACGCAGCGCGAAGCTATTGTGGCGCACAATTTTTTGGGCAACCAGTTTGCACACTGCGACCTTGTAATTGACAACGGTATCAGTGGAGGTATGCTTAATATGGTAAAAGAAAACACTGATCACGAGAAGTATTTCAGTGTAGAAGAATACGGAAAGGAAGAGTAAATGGCAGCGTTAAATATTAACACACGCTACAACTGTGAAACGTGTGAAGCGGCCGACAAATACGGTAGAGGATGTAAGCATGGACTTATGTTTCCTGTCCTGCTGGCTATGATGAAAGCTTACAATTGTCCTAACTATAAATTCAAAAACAAAGAATAATATGATAGAAATACCAAAGTCAAATGCCCGTGAGCAGCAGGAAAACGAACTTGCATCATGGGTGCTCGAGAAGCTTGAAACAAGAAACGAAGTACAAATTTTACAGCGAACCGAAGGTTGTTGCGCAGGAAATTGGGTTGGTAGTTTGCCCGATGAAAAATGGCACATATCGTCTTTTGAAGCGGTGGAAAACGTTGTACGAGCGTTTCGCCGACAAGGGTACGCCGTTACCGAGCATCGCTCAATGCGTTACCCAAGTGCTTATATAAACTTTAGAAAATAACGGTATGGCTATAGTTAGAAAACCACAAGAAGCACCGACATCGTCGCCAGCTTGCACGCAAGAAATACCTACATTATCGTCCGTCTACGTTGTTGTTGGCGAGTCTTACGACCAGATGGAGGACAACGAAAAGGATGTAATAAATATCCGGCACGGTATTCTTCGCATCTTTGCAACTAAGGAGGATGTAAAAGCTTACATACAAAAGTATTTCGACGAAGCTTTCCCTGACGACGCAACGCTTTACACGCAGGAAGATAAAAAAGGACTGTACAAAGCAAAGATAACCGTAAAGGTTCGAAATAACTTAAAAAGCGCCGTTTCGTGTGAAGGTAGCCTTGAAGGTCGCGTCTACAACCTAAGTATAGAAGCCTACAAGGTAGACATCACTACCGGCACCGACGGACTGGTTGGCGACGACGATTTGGATGATGCGCTTTATGATTAACCTCTGTTTAAAAAAAAAGCCCACTGCCGACGGAGATACATTTGGCAGTGGGCAAGGAGTTTAACGTAATATCTCGTTAGAGATACAACAATGTAGTGCAAATGTAGCTCAAATATTTGTGCGTGCAAAATATTTGGCGTACATTTGCATATTATTAACTAAAAAGAATATCAACATGACAGCAGAAGATATTTTAAAATATTGCCATTTCTATAAGGGCGAGGCGATAATGCCAGAATCCTTCGAAGGTACAAATGAAGGTCAGCTGTGGATAGCCGAAAAAGCTGCATGTGAGAATTTTGCAAGCAACATTCGTGCTAATGCGGCGCAAAAAGACATCGCTTCTTATGTCGCTTCCTATGTTGGCAAATGGAATCCTTATGAGTTAGCAGATGTTATGAACACTTACCTTATAAAGGTTCCAAATGTTGAAGCCTTTATAAGGGATGTGTATTTATAATTTATACAAGGCGTTTCCTTTTATATAATAGATGGATGCGCCTTTCTTTTTAAATTCCTTGGCAACCTTTAAAAAATTATCGTGAGAGCCATCTAAAATATCGTATGGATAGGTTATGGATTCTATGCAATCAACAGTAAGCTGTCCGTGATATTGTAGCTCGAGATATGTTGATATGTGCTTCTTTTTAAATTCTACAAGGTTTGCTGTTTGTATGTTACTTGACGTAGGTGTATTATAAAAATCGTCATAAGAACACGCTTTTGGGTCGCTAACCAAAGACGGTTGATATCTAACACCTAAAGAATCTCCTGCTGTCCACGTTGCTACAACCTTGTCTTTTTTAAAACGAACTTCGACATTACCGTAGCTTCTTGCTGTGTTATTCTGCATTGAGCGCAGTATGTTATGGTCGAGCAAGTTTCCGTATTTTTCATATTCGGTTCTCGCTAATTGTTGTGTTAAAAGGTCTCGTTGTGGAAGACCGAACAGTTTGTGAGCAGCCTCTAAACGTGAATGTGTAGGGCTGATTTTGCCTGTTGTAGACGTAGAACCTAAGTAACCTCCAGATGAACCAGTTTCAAAGGTGTTCATGAATTTTGAGTTTAAGACCTTTTCGAGTATAGAATCTTTTATGTTCATTCCCAAATCGTGTTCATTAAACACCTGCTGCATTAATATCTCTATCTCATTTTTATGAGTTTTTGCCGCAGCGCCATAAAAACGGCTGTTTTTTTCGTATTCACTTATTGCATCTTCAAGATGTTCAAGAGTTTTTGGGAATTTTGTACCCAGGCGCTTCTTTAAATCTTTTATTGTTTCGTGATTAACTGCCGTTTCCTTCAAAACCTTAGGTGATTTTGTCTTGTTTTTTAGGAGCTGCTGATATTTTCTATTAATCTCCTGTGCTTTGCTTCTTGCTAAAGCTAAGTCGACATTTTTTTGAGTCAATATGCGATTCATCTCGGATGCTAACTCTTTTATCTTTCTGCTTTTTGATAAAGAAGCGTATGCGAGTGCGCTACTAACACTGTCGGCAACATCTTTAATTTCAATCTTTTTCTCTACAATGCGCAGTTCTTTCTTATACGCATCTTGGGCAACTTTCCACGTGTTGTATTTTTTATGTTCTTCGACCCATCTAATCTCGGATTCGAGAAATCGTTTCCTTGGAAGCAACTCGGCACTCTCTCTTGCCAATCTTGCTTCGACAGCACTATTGACGGCAATAGCTTCTGACATTGAGTAGTTGCGTGCAACAAGAATAGGGTTGTCGAGCCGCGACAGAGACAAAATCTTTTTGCCCTGCTCCTTAAGTGCTTCCGCTTCTTTGTAAATATTTGCATAATCTTTTGCGTCAAGAGCTACTTTTAATGCCGATGTATCTACATCTTTTATGCCGTCCATATAGCGCATGATGCTCTTGCCATAATGTGCATAAGCTCTTTCTGTTGCAAGTCGTTTTTGTCGCTGCTCTACCTTTCTTTTAATAGCTTCCACATCTCGCTTCGCGTGCCTTGCTTTTGCAATCTCTTGTATTGCTTCGCGTCGCGAAATTGTTTTTACGCCCATTTGCTTGCGCTGTGCTGCGTCCAAATACTTTAGCCAATAACTTTTGTTGTCTGCCAAATGCCATGCCAGCTTACCACGTTTAAATGCGCCTACAATTTTATCGCCGTTGGCTTCGATGTATCGCTTGTACTGGTCGGGCACGTCTTTAATGCTGTTCGGCGAAACGTAGCCGGACATATCTTCACCGTTAAGCATACGCTTGTAGAACTGCTTGCGCTCCTCGCCGCTAATCATTACAGGGTCACTGGTGCACATGCATTGGGAATGCCAACCATCCCAGTCGAAATCTTTAGGATAGTAACCTTCGAGTTCGTCGCAGATGTCCGCATCTTCATCTGGATCGTGCTGCGGAGAAATATGTATGTGCTGACCGATAACAAAAGGTTCATTTGCCCAGCGCCCATTTCGCGCCTTGTGATAGGCTGCATTTATTTCTGTGCGTGCTACACGCAGAGCGTTCTTGCGAGCAGAGCGGTACACACCCTGTCCTACATGCTCGAGCGGTTCTTCTACGAAGCGTACACGTCCGTCAATAATGCGCTTCCTGCGCCAAGTAACAATGTCTTTCTTTTGTCCGTTCTTTAACACCTTCACGGTGTGATAGCGTCGGTACATCATATCGGGGTTGTTCAAATACTGTCGTATTCTTCTGCCCACCTCTTCTGCGGACGTACCCTTTTCGAGTCCGTCGGCTATAACGTTAGACATCGCCATTTCAAACTCCGATTTTGTCTGCTGGCAGTAGTTCCAAACGGACTGCGCGAGGTTTAATCCGTTTTTAGCATTAAGCCTATTGGCTATAAACGTCGCAGCAGCCGTTTTTCTTGCGGTTTCTAAGGCTTTGTCTGTCAGCACGGAGAATTGTCCCAATGCGTCATTATCGTGCGAATACGCCAAAGAAACGCCGCTTGTTATGCCGCTTTTGTAGCATAACATACTGTTCTGGAAGTAGTCGTTAAATATCTCGTTAAGTCGAGCTTTGAGCACAGGAAAGTTGTCAAAGTTAAAAAGAGCGTCATTTTCGAGCACATCTTCGCTGTAGCCAAGAGCAAGTAGCTTCTTGACATAGCCGCTATACAACATGCCAAGACGGCGGTTGTACGCTGCGAACAGTTGATTTAACTGCTCTTTTTTTTGTTTTGATGTTAGTTTCTTTGACATCACTTACTTAATCTATATCGTTGTACAATATTCATAAAAGCATTATGTTCTTTTGTGGGTTTATTGTTGTGTCTGTCAATTAATTCTTCCATTTTCTTATCCCATTTACCAAAATTTTGTTTGTCTTGGATATATTTGTATTGCTCCCTCATATTGTTGAGAGTTGCAGTTTCCCATTTATACCCTTGATAGGTGACATGGAATTTGTTGTCTCTTGTATCATATCGAATTTGCCCAAATTCTCTCGGCATACCGGCTATCTTTTTTCCGTTGAGACCTATATCTACATGCAAATTGCCTTGTTCGTCAACACTTAAATGTGTTACAGTAATGAAAGGTTGGTCTGGATATAATTTCTTTAATTCCTCACGACCTTTATATATAGCTTTTGCCTTGTCTGAATCTGAATAAGCTCCATTGTCATTAATTGTGTACATATAGTCACTGACAGCAGTAATCTTTTCAGTAGGAAGAGTTTCTTTTGGGCGACTCTTCCTTGTTCCCCCACTTCATTTTGCCATAGTTATTCCTCTCCTTCGTTATTTATCGACTGTGCCGCTGATGCAGAACCACCCATGCCAAGCATTGCCGCCTGTTGCATCAATTCGTTCTGTTGCTCTTCTTTCATTTCTTTCTCCACGCTGTCGGCATCATCATTGAGCGGATTAATCTCAATGGAGCGACGCTGCGAGGTCGACGGTTTGCCGCCGTTGCTCTGTGTAATAAGTTGTAAGAGCTCGACATCGTTTTTAGGGACATAAGGTTCGAATACTGGTTCAAAGTCTATGTTTTCCGCTACGCTTGCATCAATGCCTTTAACGTATATGCCAGCGTTGCAAATGCCGTTCGCGACGATATTGCTTCGACGTGTGAACATCTCGCCGTAAAGCTCCGTCTTGTTGCCAACTTTTATGAACGGGTCAGTAAACATAAGACGAATGGCAGCACCGCTCGTATTGTTGCCCAGCGTCTTCATGTTTTCAAATGAAATGTCGGGCGTTTGGGTAAATGAGAATATAATATTAAACAAATATGCTATCTCTCCCTTTACAGACTCGGGCGAGTGGTCCCACGATAAAACATTCATGCTTGTGTCTTTTCCACCTTGGAAGACTGCACCCTGCTCACCTTTCTCCGCAAAACCTTCAAGTCTGCCCTGTATAAAGTATTTCGGTGTACCGAAATAACTAAACTTTTGTAACTTGTTATTTTAGTGTTTTTTACTTGTGTTACTTAAATGTTGTGTGCAATTTCTGTGAAA